TTAGGCTTCGTCGGGTTCGAGGGTCGGATCGCCTAGGGCAGCGGCTTCTTCGACAGGGTCTTCGTCCTGCTCGCTCAGGCGCCCGTACTCTTCCATTGCGGCCTCAAGGCCGGGCAGGTGGCCGTCTTCGACCAAGGCGTTGACCAGGGCGTCCGACAGGGCCTCGATGGGCATCAGAGCCGGGGACGTGCCGCCTGTGCCTGCGATGGTGCGGGCGGCGGTCGCCTTGGTGCTGAAGATGTCGGCCTTTTCCTTCTCGCTGATCTGCCACAGCGGGGCGAAGGCGAAGTGAACCTCGGACGGACGGGAGCCCAAGGCGGACCGGATCATGACCTCGTCCAGCTTCTCGATGCGGGGGCGGAGGTAGACTTCCTGCTCGGCGGCGAGGCGGTCGTAATAGTTCCTGAGATCGCCCTCGCCCGTGGCGTTCATGCCGTCGGGGGACTGGCCCAGAAGCCGGGTGGCCGGGATGTCGGCCGCGCCGGCGGCGATCTGGAGGTAGAGCCGCAGCACCTCGGGCAGCTGGGCGAAGCTGATCTGCTTCTGGATGTACTCCTCGGCCGCATCCATCAGCAGGCCGTTCGTGATCGACTTGGCCTGCTGGGCGAGGCTGAACCGGTCGACGACCTTCTGGCGATAGGCGGCATCGCCCACGTTGGCCATGAAGTCGGGGATCTTGAAGACGTCGATCTTGGCCTCTTGCAGAAGCTGGGCGATCGATGTCGCGGCGAGCCCCGCGTTCTTCACTGCCTCGTCGACGGCCTGCAGAATCGAGTCGCCCCAGCCCTGCGAATAACTGATGTCCGGCACTTCGGCCCCGATGAACGGGATGACGCGCGAGGGGTGAAGCTTGAGGCCTCCGCCGTTGTTGGTCGCCATCGTGTATTCGATGGGCTCGCCCCACCCCGGCGAAGCGGCGTCCTTGTTGATCGCACCTGCCGTGATGTCATAGCGGCTGGCGACGTGGATGTAGGCCAGCCCGCCCTTGCCGATCCTGTCGGGTTCGAGCGGGAGGGCAGGATTGGCGTCACCGGTGCCGAGGATGATGGCCGAACCGCCGTAGAGCCGAGCCAGCTTTAGCGCCTTGGCCATCTTGGGCCAGAGTTGCAGGCGGGCTTCCTCTGCCTCGAGCAGTTCGATCTTCGGGGCCTCGGCCTGCCAGTCTCGACCCTCACGGATCATGTCGAAGGCAGGGATGTCGACGACCTTACGGGCGATCCAGTCCGAGCGGTACGCGGCCAGAGCCTGTTGCTGCGTCAGCTCCTGAACGAAATACGTCGATGCGGTCAGCTTATCCTTCGCCGTGCCCATTTGGCTGACGAGGTTCTGAAGCCGGTCCTGGAACCACATCAGACGTTGGCCAGGCTGTAGGTGGGCTTCGTGTCGACGTACGTCAGCATCAGCGCGTCCGCATAGTCAGGCGATGCGATGCCGCGGCGCTTCAGGGCGTCTTTCGTTTCGATCACGATCTTGCCCTTCTCGTTGCGGCCCCACTTCACCAGCGAGAGCTGGAGGTTGAGGGCGTCGCTTTCCCGGTCACCTGAGGTGAGGGCCAGCAGATCGGTGACGCTGTGTTCGACGCCGTTGGCTTTGCCATCGAGGAAGGCGACGTGTTCGTGTGTCCGCTGGAGTGCCGTGCGGCAGAGCCACCAGACTTCGGCCTTGGAGTTGCCGAACATCTCTTCCGAGGTCCGGCCATCGGGCCAGATTCGTTTGGTCGGGGGCAGGCCGGTGTTGACCGCCGAAACTGTGAGGCCCGCGACCGGGTTGTGCTTCAGAGCCGAGGCCACACCAGCGCCGACGCCCGGGGCATCGAAGTTGAGGAAGGCGGCCCCGTGATCCTTCGCCGTCTCAAGACCCCAATGGGCAGTCTCTGTCGTGTCCGGCTCGCCGCGTGAACGGGGTGTTTCGACAAACGGGCCCCGCCGCGTGATGGCGACCGACTTGGACTTGCCCGCGCCGACGTCGAGGCCGGTGACGCCTTGGTTCGACGGGGTAAGCCGTGGCTCCAGAGCCGCCAGCCGTTTCGCGCTCTCGACCCATATGGCCGGTATGCAGATGCCCTCGACCGAGGCGCTGTAGTCGATGTCGTATTCCGAGGCCCATGTCGTCGGGTCTGAGAAGCTGGCCTGCTTGGCGGCGGCCCATTCCTCGGTCTTGCGGGGGTCGTCGCGCCAGTGAAGGCGGAATATCTGGTGGGGCTTGAGGATTGAGTGACGCTTGCGGGCGAACAGGTTGCCCATCCCGTTGACCGACGAGACCCAGATCACGCAATCGGTGTTGCCGGAAAGTGCCTTCTCGACCGTTTCGGCGTTGGCGACGAAGGCCGCCTCATCGACCACGTACATGGAGGAGCGACCGCCCCGGCCCATGTCCTCGCCGCCTTCACCCGTGATGACCGAGCCCGTCTCCGGGTTGGTGATCCGCATGTAGTTGTCGTGCTGGGTCCGGTTAAAGCCCGCTGGAAGGAACTGCGCCGGCTGCCGGTACAGCATGATCCGCACCTTGGCGAAGATGCTGTCGGGGTCGTCTTTCTTGTCGACGTAATCGACCTTGCGACTGCCGAAGGTGGACTTGAACCCGGGGACGAACAGCCAGGCCCAGAGCGCGAACCCGCCGCATAGGTAGGTGACCCCGACGTCCCGGCTCTTTTCCCCGAGGCCTTCCTCAGCGGCGTCTACCCGGGCCTTCAGCCACAGGATGAAGTCACGCTGCCGAGGCCAGAGCTTGAAGGGGACGAATGCGCCGCCGGGCTTACCGACGAGGCGAGGGTCGTAGGTCCATGCGTAGCGGTCGAACCAGTAGAGCGGATCGGCAGCACATTTTGCCTTCTCGGCTTCCCATCCTCCAGCCTCGGCTTCGATGCGTTCGCGCTCGGCCTCGCGATGGTCGTCTTCTGTCTGGGCCTCTAGGAGGGCGAGTAGCTCAACTTCCTCCTGATCCGTCAGCGCCACGTTCGCGTCGCTCCTGCAACTCTCGGATCCGGGCCTGACGTTCTTCGCGGGTCATGTTGGCGAAGGGGATAGCGCCGCCGTTGGGGCCAGCGTGTTCGTGCTGCTGCCGGTCGCCGTACACCTTGGGGCGCAGCTTTCCGGCCAGCCACTTCCGAGCATCGATGCGAACCTTGCGGTCATTGGGCTCGAGGGCCTTGTCGTCGGCGATGTCGGCGATGTCGTCGGCGTAGCTGTCAGCCTGGGCCTCGCGGGCGCGGGCGTACTGGTCCGAGAAGTCCTTGACCGCACCGAGCCACTTGAAGACCGTCGACTTGGCGGGCATCCCGGTATCGCCGCAGATGGAGCGGAGGCTGCGACCGTCGGCGATGTGTTCGCAGATGTAGTCTGCCACGACCTGATCAAACTCGATCTCTCGGGTCATCGGGCCTCCGGCTTATACGGGCTTTCGCGCTCCATCCTCCCGAGCCAACCATTGCCGAAGCGCCGAGTATGGACGGGGTCTAGAACGAGAAACGACCCCGCCGCGAGGGCTGGGGCCGGTCTGGGGCGCGTCTTGCGCTATGGGCTTGTGCGCATGTTACCGTTCCGGTGTCAAGCGACCCTGCTGAACTGATTTCCGGATGGACTTGTTCTGGCCGATATCGAGGGGGTCCTTTTGGATAACTACAAGCGGGTTGAGCGAGGCAGAGAACCCTTCGTCAAAAGGCCACTCGAACGGCTTATTGGTGGTCCGTAGGATGAAGCCGAGACCTCCGATATCGAAGCGGAAGATGCGGCGGCCTGCCAGTCGGCCAGGGCTTGGACAGATTGCAAGTCGCGCGCGTGCTCCGTCCTTAGTGTGTCCAGGGTCGATCAAAACCACTTCCAAGGGTGGCTTACCGCTGAATATCGCGTCTTGGATACGCAGGAAGTATGGTCCCAAGCCTCGCGCAATGTGGGAGTAGGCGGCAGCGTGACGCCAGACCACGATGTGGGCGAACATCGTGAGGGCCACCGGGTCGGGGTTTGCAACAGATACGCTCAGATTAGCCCCTGGCGGCGGAGCGAACGCTCTGTACCGACGGGAAAACTCGATCGCATATTCCTCCCAATCATGAGCGACATCTTCGTGCTCTCTGCAGAGTATCTCGTCGCTCCACTCTCCCGACTGGTGGAACTTTGGCCGAGGCGCCCCTGGCATGATCGCGACGACGTGCTTGGCTCCAGCTCTGATGTCGCTGGAGAGCGCGCGTGGGAATAGGTGGGCCCGCACCGTGGGCTGTGCTCCACAAATCCGGCAGCGCTTCACCATTGCTCACTCCAGCCCGTAGACGATAGCGCACGCATCGAGCCCGAAGATCAAGTCCTCGCGGATCCGGGCCTTAACCGACCCTGACGTGGTCATGTCGCCGAGGTTGTCCCCACGCCCAGCGATGTGGTTCAGGGCATGGATCGCCCTCATGGCAGGGTGTCCGGCGGGCAGGGCCGGGAGCGATCTCCGATCTTCCTTCGACGTCGGCGGCTCTATCCCGAAGATCATGCAGTGGATGCCGAACACTCGCTCCTCGATCTCCCGGCGCTTCTGCGCATAGCCGTCACCTCCCCTGACGATGTTGCGGGTCTGGTCGATGGAAGGCGGGGTCAGGCCCTTTTCGGGGTCGATGGCCTCGTAGTCGTTCCGGTATCGGAGCCCGGCCGCATGCTGGTTCCGGTCGATCGCATTGGCCGTCAGCAGGGTCTCCAGCCCGTCGCGGCTAACCTTCGGCGTCCCGACTGCGCCCTCGACCTGAGACGCGCCGATCTCATAACCCCGCAGCGCCTCGAGCCCGCGCCGTTCGGTGAGCGCCTTCTCGACATCGTTGGCCACGCCCTTGGCCGCGATCTCCTCCTCGAGTGATTCCATCATCCGCTGGCCAAGGCGCCGGTTTCCGAGGTCGTCAGTGGCGAGCCGGGCCTCGGCGACACTCATCCGGTGGCGCTGGTTGTCGGTCAGCTTCACGCCTCGGATGACCTGGGGCGTCCCGTTGTCATTCGCGATCAGGCTGGCGTTGTCGTTCGCCCCGATCTGACGGGGTGCGGACGGCTTGTTCTGACGTTTGCGGCGGATGCGGGCGGAGGTCATGCGGCTTCCTTTTGGCTGGTCTGATCGTTGGCGGCGGCGAGTGGGGCGTTGATTGTCACCATCACGGTGTTCACGTTCGTTCCGCTCTCGGCGAACGACAGCGGCGGCAGGTCGCGGAAGCTGCCGCGAAACCGCTCGACCGTGGCGCGGAAGTCCTGCGTCTTCCGGTCTTCCCGAAACTCGGTGCCTGACGACATCACCGACACGAGGCGTCCGCCGGGCTTCAAGAACCGCATGGCGTGGGTGACATGGTCGACGTCGCGCCCTCGGTCGAACGGAGGATTCATGACGATCCGGTCAAACCAGCCCAGCCGTTCGGGCGTCATGTCGAGGAAGTCCGCATGAATGGACGACAGGACGTCGGGGCTGAGGATGCCGCAATGTGCGAGGCAGAGATCAGGCTGAACTTCGACGCAGACCACATGTCCCGTCACCCGGCCAGCGGGGATCGCGAGCGCGCCCTTTCCGGCGCTTGGCTCAAGCACGGTCATGCCCGACTGCAGATACGCCTCCTCGATCACCCGGGCCACGACGGCGGGCGGCGTCTCGAAGAACCCGAAGTTCTTCGCCATTTCGCGTGTCGGTTCGTGCGTTCGTTCGGCAGCATCGGAGCCTGCGCCCAAGACGGCGCCGTAGTGGTCGGCGAGGACGAGGTTGACCTTCTCCACCAGATCGTCGCGCTTGAACCAGACGTGGACGTTGCCGTTCTTGAACACCCTCACCCGAAAGTATTCGTCCTCAGCTTCAAAGGCCTGGGGCCCCCAGAGCGCGGGGCGGGCGAGGTCCACAGTGCCGACGATGCCCGCTGAGCGGTCCGGCTGCACCTTGCCGTCGAGGACGTAGAAGCACCGTTCGACGTCACGCAGATGCTCGTCCCGCTTCGAATAGTAGTTCCAGCGACCATCGGAGAACCCGCTGTTGAAGACGACCCGGGCACCGATCTTGAACCCATCGTGGGAGCGGAACCGGCGGTCGAGCTTGCTGAACGCCAGCGCCAAACCTCGGGCGAAGATCATGCCCGCTTCCCCAGCCAGCCGCTCGAAGGTGGCCAAGACGTTGTCGGCGGTGGCGGGTGGCGGATCCTTAGATAGCTGATCGCGGAAGGCGTCCCGCTCGGTCTTGTCCATCAGTCGCTCAATGCCCGTCGACAAGATCAGGTGATCCCACATGCCGCGATCGATCTGCTTGCGGGCCTCATCGAGGAACGGCTCGCGGTCGGCGAGGGCGCTGTAGTGCTTCGCGTCGCCATAGCGGCCGGTCGAGAAGATCATTCCGCCTGTTCCGCCCTTCACGGTGGCCTGACCATGGGCCCGGCCTGCCGCTTCCAGCGCCTCCCATGCGGTGGCGTATAGCTCGAGCGCACGAGCGCGGTGCGCTTCCAACTCGACGACTGTCGAACGGGGAATGATCGCGGTCATGCGGCTTGATCCTTGGCGAGAAGGGGCGGGGTGTCGTTGGCGTGTTCGGGCTTGAAGCCAAGGTCGCTGAGGACGTGGACGGGGGCCTTGCAGCCGGGGTGGCCGGGGCGCGGACCGAGATCGTCGACGGGCCAGAAGCGGTTGGCCTTGAACTCCCGAATGCGTCGCCGCCAGACCTCGTCCTGTCCAGCGGAACAGGGCTTTGTGAGGTTTGCGGCAGCGGTTTTGGGGGCGGCCTTGATCGCTCGGCGAGCCCAGGTTCGCCAGCAGGCGTCCCAATCCCGGTTTCTCCCGTCCTTGGCCAGCCACCAGTCGTGGAACTGTCGGCCCTCATGGGTCAGATCGATGTTTGCCCCAGCCTGCCGGGCCTCAGCCTGCATTGCGGCAACGATCTCGGCGCTAGGGCAGCCATCGGGGATGGGTGTTTCGGGGCGTCGCTGTTTTCCCCCTTGGGGGTTAGGGGGTATATTCTTCTCTACTCTACTCTTCTCTAGGGGCGTAACCGATTGATTTTCGGCGGTTTCGGTATCGAGAACTGCGGGGTTTAGGCTGACACCTGCCGACTTCTCCTCGACTTCTTCTGACTTCTCCTCGACCTGAGCCCTTCCGGAGCGGGTCGTCGCAGCGCCTTTCACGGTCGTGCGCTCGGCTTCGAAGGCCTCGTCTGACAGGTACGTCCGTCCGCCCTCGACGAAGGTGATGAGGCGCCCTTTCTCGATCAGGCGAACGATGACCGGGTTCAGTTTCTGGACAGCGCAGCCGCACCAGTTGGCGATGAAGCGCCGGTCGTCTTCGACGGGACGCCATGTCATGTACAGCAGGTCGAGGACGGTGTTGTAGACGCCGCGTTCCTCTAGGCTCAGACCGATCATGCCTGACAGCGCCTTGGACGGATCACGGCGGTAAAAGTTCTGGCCCTTCTTCACGCGGCCCTCCGATCCATGATGAGGTCGATTTCGGCCTGGTAGTCCATGGGCTCGGAGCCCTCGGAGCCATGGCGGTTCTTGGCGATGATGACGTCCATGTGCCGGCGCAGGTTCGCGACCTGCATCTCCCACTCGAAGTGAGGGCCGTTCATTCCGGTGAGGTCAGGCTTGGGTTCGGCCTTCTGGAGGTAGTAGACCTCGCGGAAGGGGAAGAGGACGGCGTCGGCATCCTGCTCAATGGAGCCCGACTCCCGCAGGTCGCTCAGCATGGGCCGCTTATCGTCCCGGCTCTCGACCGATCGGTTGAGCTGGCTCAGCAGCAGGATCGTGATCTTGGCTTCGCGGGCGAGGTTCTTCAGGGCGCCGGTCATCTCGGCGATGGCGCTGGCCTCATTCCGGCCCGCGAGGGCAGGGCGGCGCATAAGCTGCAGATAGTCGATGCCAATGGCGCCCAAGTCCCCTCGGCGCTTCATGGCCCAGACAGCGCGAGCCACGTCCTCCACGGACACGCCCGCCCGGTCTCGTAGCCACAGGTTTTTGGGTATGAAGCCCTTCGCCCGGTGCAGTGCCTGCATGTCGAATGACGTGAGCGGTAGCACCTTGGCGATGTCGGAGAATGAAACCGGCTGCGACTCGCTCTCGGTGAGGCGCGATAGGGCGCGGTCATTCAACTGGTCGGTGTCCATCTCGAGCGAGAAGCCCGCGAACAGCTTGTTCGGGTTACGGATTGCGGCGCCGTAGAGGGCGTTGCCGAGAAGCGCCGTCTTTCCCATACCTGGCCGACCGGCAAGGATCAGGACCGAACCCGGCATGAACCCGCCGAGCCGCTTGTCGAAGCAGGACATGCCCGTCTGAATGCCCTTCGGCTTCCCGGTCGCGACTTCCATCTCTAGCCGGTCCATACGGGACAGGGCTGCGTCATGGGCATTGACGAACAGGGCGTCTTCCGGCGCCGAGCCGCGCTCCGCATCCTCTAGGGCTGTTCGGGTGGCCGCCACGGCGTCGAAGGCGCTCAGCTCGTCGGAACGAGCCCTGACGATAGCCTCCTGCCCCATGCGGATCAAACGGCGACGCAGTGCGGCATCAGCGATCTGCAGGGCGTAGTCGGCGGCCAGCTTCGGATTACCGGCCTTCTCAATCATATCGCCGAGGCCGCTCGCGCCGCCAAAGTCCTGCCATGCGGGATCGGACGACAGGCGACCGCTCAGCAGGGCGGTATCGGCCAGCCCGTGGGCGGCGATACTCTCGACGATGGCGGCATACAGGCGTTGGAAGAACGGCTCGGAGAAGTCCTCAGCCGTCACCCGGTCCTGCACGTCACGGTGCGCGGTCGGCTCATAGAGCAGGATCCCCAGCAGCGCCGTCTCGGCTTCCATGTTGGCCGTCAGCGGGTCGGCGGCCTGTTCGAAGTCGCGGGGATCCATCATTCGGCCGCTCCCGAAAACAGCGGCCCGCAGCGAACTGTCTCAGCCCGTGCAACGGCGTTGTCCGCCCATTTGGTCAGCTGCTCGGCGATCTTGGGGTATCGCTTGGCGCGAGACTTGGCCTCACGGCGCAGCATCCCGGCGTAGTGGAGTTCTAGCGCGACCAGATCCTTCCGATTCACGTCTGATCCCCATCGTTCGCCGCGAACAACTGCTCGGCACGGGCGAACTTCACGCCCCGGTCGAGCCTGAACACGGCGCAGACGTCGGCGGCGACGCTGTTGAGTGCCGTTGCCGTCTCGACCCTGCCAATGAGCGGGTGGCGTTGCTCGGCGGCGATGTCGATCAGGTGACCCAGGATCGCGCCTTGCTCGTCGGGACTGGTCAGATCGGCGAGAAGGGAGGTGACGGACCGGCGGGCCTGCATCAGCAGATACATGTTCCGGCGCAGGCGGAGGGCCTTAGCGGCGGGCTCCTCGCGCTTCCGATCGATGCGGTCGACCATGTAGTTCTCTTTGGAGTTGGTCATGCCACCCATCCGTCGTTGTCGTTGCTGGCGCGGCAGACTCGTTGAAGTGCGACGCGGGCGGCGGTCTCGGCTCCCTGAAAACCGGCGACGTCCTTGATTGCGCGGAGGCAGCCTTCGATCTTCACGGTCTCGGTCATGACGAGGTCGGCCTTCTGGCGCGCGTGGATCAGGTCAGCGCGGTTCATGCCGCCACCTTCTTGGCCGGACGGCTGAACATCAGGGCGGTGTGTTCTTTGCAGTACGAGAGGCGCCCGACGGACGGCTCGCAGCAGAACGTGGTGTCCTCGCCCCGACCGATGGCGGGTGAGTTGGTCGGGTAGGCGCATTGGCCAGCCTTACGGGCCACCAGACCGCGAGGTTTCGCATCGTTGGCCGGGATGTCGGACAGGTCGTCAGCCGATGGGGCAGCGGGTCCACGCGTCACCATCCGGGGCGTGACCTTGGTCGTCAGCTTGATCGGAGAGACGTAGGCGGGCCTGGTAGCGGCCGGAGCTGCTGTCACCGGAGCCGCGCTGGTCTTTCCGATCTGATAGGTGACCGGGTCACCACGCCCGTTGCCCTTGATGGCGATTGAGATCACGCCCCGCTTGACGAGGGTCTCCATCGTGTAGCCCATAGATCCCGACGGAACGCCCGAACCCTTGCAAATCTCGGCCCATGTTGCGGAGACCTTGCCGTCCGCATCGGCGGCGTCAGTGAGGTAGGCGAACGCCTTCGCGCATCCCGGCGACAGGGGGCGGTCGGTCGCCGGGGCTTTTGTGGCGGGCGGCGCCTTAGGTGCGGGTGCGGCGACAGCGACGATCTTGGCGGCAGGGACAGCCACGACATCATTCGCGGCCTTCGGGCCTCGCGTCTTCATGCCGTGCCTCAGGAAGGCGATAGTCTTGTCCCGCGCCGCTGATGCCCAGCACAGCCCGCAGGAAGCGCAGGCCTCGGTGTCGGAGGTCTGAGCAGGGCAGACGATCGTGTCGGCCAGCATCGGGTTTTCGTCGACCACGACAGAGCGCGAGCGGGCCGTCGACACTCCCGACGTGCGGATCGAGAACCGATCCCATGCCGACTCGGTCAGCAGGTAGATGGCGCGGGCAATGCGGGCGCTATCCGGGTCAGCATCATCGACCTTGCGGGCCGTGTAGCCGAAGACGTGAAGCTGAGGAAAGTCGGTGATGAGCCGGGCCCAGATGTAGACGTACTCGACAGAGTAGAAGTCGCCGAGGGCATGCAGTCGGACCAAGAGGCCCTCAGGGTGCGCGCGGCACAGGGTAATGATCTCGGCGACAAGGAACCGCTCGAAGTCGACATCCGGGGTATGGCGCCGGGCGAACGGCATGGCGTTGCCGTAGCAGTCCGCCCATTGAGCGCAGGTCCGGGGACAGGTGGCGCGCTCCTCGAGCGAGAGCTGATAGATCGGCCAGCCGGTGCGAGGCCCCTTCAGGACAGCCTTGCCGAGCTTCGGGTTGTTATGGCCCGAGACGAGGAACCTGGGGCTGGCCTTGCTGCTGCTGACGGTCGTGGGAAAGATAGTCCGGCCTTCAGACAGGGCGGGGTGATCGGCTTTCAAGCCAGTGGAGCGGGAGGTGTCGATCTCGGCGGAAGCGAAGCGCCGGACGCTGGTGCGGTGCCCTGCCATCACGCCGCGTTCCTGATCTCGTCCCACAGGCCGTCAGTGGCCGCCTGTTTGCGCGGGGTCGCGATACGGTCATGGCGGGTGAAGCTTGAGGTCCGTCGGTCGGCGCGGTCACGTTCGGCAGGCTGGAAAGCTGAGAACGCGACGGCTGCGTGACCTTCGCAATAAACGCCGCGCGCGATCTTGTTGCAGCACGACATCATCGCCATCCCCTCGCCAATCGGCCACTTGCAGCCGTGTTGGGCGTCGAGGAACGGCACGGCGTTAGGGCTCAGGACATCCGAAACGCTAGCCCGGGCGATGGCCTTCTGACCCTCGGCGGCGCGTTCCTTGCGAACGGATTCGGTTGCCGTTGATGTCGCCTGAGACATGAGGCTGAACGTGCCGGGGGTCTTGGCGCCGGGGCCGGGCTTTGGAGGTTTCACGCGCGACCGGACGACCCTATGGGCGCGAACCGTCAGCACGGACGGGTCGGACGGCTGCTGATTGCGAGCCTTAGCCCATCCCATCCGGTGCGCCTTGCCGATGACGGCGTTGCGGGTGCATCCGAGACCCAGAACAGCCGCGACCTGAGAGGCGGAACGGCCTTCGACTTGATAGAGGCGCTGGGCGAGGGCAAGGCGGGCAGGGGTCCATCCAGCCACTTCGCCGCGCTCTGGAAGGTTCAGCTTCCGGCGATGCGCATTCATGGCGCTGCGGCTGATACCGTATCGGGCGGTCAGCTCGGTGATAGGAACGCCAGCGCGCCATTCGGCACAGAACTCGCGCTGTTCGTCTCGGGTTTGTAAGTACCTCATGCGGCGGTCCTCGGTGTGAAATTCATGGGGTCCCAGCGTCCGGCATGGGTCGGGTGGCGAAGGCGTAAGGCGCAGAGCCAGATGCCAAAGGCGTCAGCCTCGTCGGACGATTCTTCGCCCTTCTTGATGTAGGTGTGGGGGTTGAAGCCGTAGGCGCGGCAGGCGCGGACCATGTCCGACTTGCTGGCCCTGCCGTTGCCGGTGAGGCCCTTCTTCACGGTGCTGGTCGTCAGCTCCGCGACTTCGATACCGGCGCGGTGGCAGACCATTTCAGTGACCCCTGCGAGGCCCTGAAGCTTCCGGGTCGTCGACATCTGGGTCTCAGACGGAAGGATCGGGGCCTCGAAAATGATGAGGGTCGGCTCGACCTCGCAGACCTTTGCGTCCAGCCAGTCCTGCCACGCAGCCAGGAACTGACCCACATCTGGGCCAGTGGACGGCATGCGGACGTGACCCAGCGTCGGGACTTCGCCGGTGTCGGCAGCCCCGACGCAGAAGCCGGTCTCGGTTGCGAGGTCGAGCGCGAGGTACATCTATGCCGCGTCCGTCTTCGGTTCGTCGGCCTTGGCGTCATTGTCGGCGACCAGCTTGGGGCCTTTCGCCTTTGGGGCGTCAGCCGTGCCGACCTGAGCGAGCAGTTCAGCCTGCGCCCGGCGCCAGCCGCCCGAGAAGTCCGGAAGATTGTTCGGCCCGATCCAGTCCGGCGCAAACTCGTCCTCACCACGACGGCCCATCGCGTAGCCATGAGCGTCGGCGTCGACCGCGTCCCGGGCGGTGTCGCCCAGACCGAACAGATCAGGTTGGGCGCCGGCTGGCAGTCCCGCCCAGATGCGGAGCTTGGCGCGGCGTTCTTCCTCGGCGACCAGATCGCGACGGATGGCCTTGCCGTCGTCGAGGATCGCGCGGAGTTCCTTGCGGCTGAACTTGTCGCGCTTGGCCTCGCCGAACAGGTCGTTCAGCACGGCACGTTCGGCATCCAGAGCGGCCTTCGCGATGGCGACCTTGTTGTCCTGAATACGAAGCTTGCCGATGTGAGAGAGGAAGTTGGCCTCTTCACTGGCGTTCGGGATGGAAGCCGACGACCCGGCGGGCGGTGCGGCATCTGCTGTAAGCGTCTTGGCCATCTGGCCCTCCTGTTCGACCGGTCAACGGGCCGGTCGGTCCCGTTTGGTGGTCAGGCCGTCTCGCGCTTTCGGCGGTGGACAGGATTGGGATTTTCGATGGTGTTCTCGGCGGCGAGCCAGACGGACCAGTCGCGGCGCTCGACCTTGCGGAAGCGGATCGGGCAGTATCCCCAATCGATACCGTCATCGCAGAAGTTGCCCGTCTCGTTGAGCCAGACAGTGATCTCATCATCATCGTCGAGCCCGACGTAGTGCACGCTGTAGGTCGCGCCCTCGGTCAGTCCAGCGGTCGGAAGGGCAGGGTCGCGCCCTTGCCAAGGCAACATGCCTGCAATGATGCAAACCACCTCGTCACCGGGCTTGAAGTCGCACATCAGGACACCGTCCGGAGCTTGCGGTCGGTCCCGGCTTCGATGGCGCGGCGGGTAGATTTGAGCCGGGCGAGGGCGTCCTCAGCGTCGCGCTCAGCGTCGGCAATGGCATCGATCTCGCGAGGGGTCAGATCGCCATCCGCAAGGCTGCGGCGAACAACGCCCTGAACCGCAGTCGTGTGTTCGGTCAGGTCACAGGCGGCAGCAGCAAGGTCGCCGACGGCCGGCGCCATGGCGAACAACTCAGCCAGGGCAGTCGAATAGATGGCTTTCCGGCAGTGCCATTCGAGGTCGGCGATGACATCGGCGGGCATCGTGGCCGCTTCATGCGGGTTGGCGTAGGTCGAGAGCGTGGACTTGCCGACCCGGCAGACCTTCGCGGCTTCGGCTTGACCGCCGCACTCGTCGATCAAGTCTTCGGCTAACCGGGCGTGTTCACGATGACTGAGTTTGTTCACGGTTTAGACCTTGCGAAAGTTCGGATGACGGAGGGCCTGCGGTCAGGCGACGATGGGGTCATGTGGAGAGGAGTCAGGCAGATGATCATTGGCCGGAACGGGAAGGTCAGGCGCGAGGCGCTGTTTGCGGACGTCGGCCGCTGCCATCGTGAGGATTGTCCGTGCGCACTTGTTGCCGAACTTGACGGCCTCGGCGGCGTCGACGGCCTTGCGGAGAAACCTCAGCGCGTCGCCCTCGTCGGTGGCGGCGTCCGCAGCCAGCAGCAGGTCCGCGAGACCATCCGACAGTTCCATCACCCGGTCACAGATCGACATGGGCGCCTCGCGTGAGGGCTGAGGGAGCCATCGGTCAGGCCGCCTCGGCTTGGGCGGCGGTGTCGTTTGCGGGGAGGGAGGCTGCAGCTCGCGCAACTCGCTCAAAGGTCTGGACCGCCTTGGGACGCCAGCCGTCCTTCTGCCAATCGCGCAAGGTGGTGTATGGAACACCACTTCGCTTCGACAGCGAGGGAAGCCCCTCAGCCTCGGCAGCGGTTTCGATTGCGCGGATAATGCTGGCGAGATCGGTCATGTGCGCAGACTACGGAATACCGTAGATGTTGGCAAGCCCGTCTACGGAACTTCGCGGTTACGAAAATCCGTATGTATTGCGACAATGGCAGGCGATGACCCTGCAGGACCTTCGCCGCGAGAATTTCGACGCCTGGATGAAGGCGAGCGGCTTAAACATGAACCAAGTCGCCGAGCATTCTGGTGTCCAGTACAACACCATCCGCTCCTACATGGTCGAGACCAATGGTAAGCGGACCGCCAGCCTAACCGGCGTGAATGAGGCCAAGATCGCCGCTGCCTATAGGCTGACGGTCGAGGACATTTTCGGCGGTCCGGATCCGGAAGAAGGTGAGCGGAACAACATCCGTGCGTGGCGCGAGTTTCGCTTTCTCACCGTCGACGAGCTGGCCGCTCGGGTCGAGGTTCCTCCGGCCACCATCGAGCTTCTCGAGGAACAACCCGGGCCGCCGTCCGACAAGTGGCTGCGCCGTCTAGCTCCGCCGCTTCAAACCCGGCCTGGTTTCCTTCGCGAATTCAATCCGAACGAGGTGGACACCGGCGCGCTTGAGGCGGTCTTAGCTAAACCCAGCACCAAGATCGCGCCGGCGCCTACATGGTCTGGCGTGAAGAGTGGGACGGGCGGATGACTGACGACAAAGACGAGCGCATCGCAGCACTGGAAATAAGGGTGGCCTATCTGGAAGCCGTTGCCCGGATGGTCGATAGCCGTGACGACCCCTTGGTCGCTCAGTCCTATGTCAGCCGCGCAAGCTGGATCATGAAGCAGTACGTCGAAAGCTTGATCTTCTCTCAGGCCGCCAATTTCGACCCTTCCCTAGCCCCATACCAGTCGTTGGCCAGGGACACCGTCAAACGATTTGCGGACCGCCTTAACAACGAGGTCTTCGTCGGCGAGGATCGCACGGATGCCGTCTGACAACGTAATTCCCCTTCGGGCAAAGGGCCCGCCCGGTCCGGCGTTTCAGCCGCCGGACTTGCCGCCGCACGGTGGGGGGCCTATTCCTCCCGACATGGATGGTTGGCAACAATCGGTTGAGGATCGACTAGGGCGGCTAGACGATCGTCTCGATAGCCACCTCAAGTGGCTACTGCTCGCCTTCTCGGCGGGTTTCTTGGTATTGGCTGGCCTTATAATCCAACAGACATCGACGCTTGCGGCGAAGATTGATGGTGTTTCCCGGGACGTATCGGCCGTCCAGCAGTCCGTTTCAAAGGTTGAAGGCGCCCGCTTGGCGGAAAAGCCCGCGATGCCGCCCTGCGAAACAGGCAAGCCCGATTGCAAGCCTTGGGAACGGGCCTGGTAGCCTACGCCGCGTCGGCTTCGTCCCCATGACCGGGGGTCGCGCCAAAGGTCACGATCAGCACGGGCTCATCCCAGAAGTCGACGTCCGCTTCTCCCGTCAGTCTAAATACGGCTACGCCGTCCGCTGATCCCGCAAGGATCTCGCCGCCAGCCCGAGCCCGCTCCTCCGTGTGGAACTGATGCACGACGCCGCCGGTCAACCGTCCGTCCCGCCGCCAAAACGCTTGTGCGCAGTAGATCGTCTTTCTGGCCATCTACGCCTCCTCTCCCGTTAACGAATCGCCGGATCGAGCCCGGAGTCGAGTCCCCGCCTCAACGCCCACGTCCAAACCTGACGCAACCGGTCGCTACGGAAAATCGTAGAAAGGTGTTGCGACCTACGGAATACCGTAGTACTGCTGTTCTCCTGAACCGAGGAGACACAGATGCCTGTCACCACCACCAAGACCGCAGCCTACGCCGCCGCTCTCGCTGAGCTGGACGCCGCCGTTGAGCTGCAACGCCAGACCGTCGCCGCAGAAGCTGCCGCTATGTCGGAGGGCTTCTGATCATGGGCCTGCACCCGATTTTCCAAGACATCACGGACACGCATCGCGGCGCCAATGATCACGGCCTCCGTCCGGTCAGCGCGATCCTGCCGACCATCATCGGTGACCTGTTCGCCCGGATGACAAGCTTCGAGCCCCGGTACTTTGTGCGAGACGGAAGGATCGTCTCGGTCACCTCGGGTCGGTCACAGACTGTCCTGCAGGCCCGTGAAGCGCTTGGGCATTATGTCGACGACGCGCTGGAGACCCGCCACTCCGATCTGGTCGACATCGACATCATCCACATCGCACACCTGATCCGCGCGATCCGGGCTGCCGAGGGCAAAGACCCGACGCCTCCTGCTGCTCTGGCTGAGGCTGCTTGAGATGGGCGCCGTGAATGACAACGGTTCGGCCATCGCCAAGGCCCGCGAGGCCCTGATCTGGCTGGACAACTCCGGCCCGGTTGACGACCTCGACGCCACCATCAAGGCCGCTCACGCCAACATGCGCGCAGCCGAAGCGACGGACCTCGACACGATGGTCTCGCAGCTGGCTTGGCACGAGCGGATGCTCGCCGAGTACGAGGCCAGCGGCGAGACATTCAGCGCCAACGAACATCGCGGCTGGGCGTCTGAGTGCCGGGCCAACATCGAAGCCATCACCGGCGGCGTCGTCTTGGCGAGGGCTGCCTGATGCCCCGCAAAAGCCCGGTCACCTTCAAGGTCGAACTCACGATGAAGCCCATCAGCGAGATTGAGGCCATCGTTATCGGGATGCTTGAGGCCGAAGGCATTGAGATCGTCGATGTCACCCTGCCTGAGGGCGCGGTTGTCGAAGACGGGGACGAGGCATGACCGACGTCCTGCACCCCTTGGGCCTGACCACGCCCGCCGACGCCCCGAACCCCGAATGGGAACGGGTCCGGCAAATCCGCGACGCCCTATGGCTCGCTCAGTTCGTCGCTGACCCTGCCGACATCGAGGCCGACGACGACCACGACGACATTCCCGAGGCCGGGTTCCGCCCGTCGTTCGTCCCGTTCGCCATCGCCCTCGCGCTCGGGCTCGCCGCCCTGATGGCCGTCATTCTTCCCGCAATCCTGAACTGAGGAGCCATCATGGCCCAGCCCCTTCGCGCCCTAGACACGGCTCCTGCTGACGAGACGAACGACAACACGCCCCGGACCACAGACATCGTCGTCGCGGTCAACGCCGATCCCGGCCTCGTGCTGCTGGATCGCCAGCGTTTTGACCAGTTCTACGAGGCCATCAAGGAAGAGACCGACAAGCTGGTCCCTGACACGACCTCGGAGAAGGGCAGAGCGGCGATCAAGGCGATGGCGTTCAAGGTCACCAAGACCAAGACCGCCATCGACGCCGCCGGGAAGCTCCTGAAGGAAGAGGCTCAGGCCACGGTCAACAAGGTCGATGCGGCCCGGCGCGAGATCAAGGGTCGGTTGGAAGATCTGGCCGTCGAGGTCCGCAAGCCGCTGACGGCATGGGAAGCCGCCGAGGAAACCCGCCTCGCTACCGTGAAGGAAGCGATGGACCGGCTGCAGCACGACGGCATTGTGTCGGCTGACGAAACAGTGGCTGATGTCGAGAGCCGTCTCGGTTATCTCCGCGCCCTGACCTTCGACGCCGACGTGTTCCAGGATTGGGCCCCTCTCGCCGCCACGGCGCGGGGCAACGCCATCCAGTCGCTCGAAACGGCCCTGACCCGGCTGCAACGCGAAGCTGCTGACCGAGCCGAACTCGACCGGCTGCGGGCCGAAGCTGCAGAACGCGCCGAGCGGGAACGGGCGGAAGCGGAAGCCAAGGCCGCTGCGGAGGCCGCTGAGCGCCACCGTGCCGAAGCCGAGGCTCGCGCCGCCGCCGAGGCTGCTGCCGCTGAGGATCGTATCGCCGCCGCCGCCAAGGCTGCCGAGGACGCCGCGCGTCAGGCTGCCGAAGCCAAGGCGAACGAGGATCGGGTTGCTGCTGAACGGGTCCACGCCGAGGCCCTTGCCGCTGAGAAGCGCCGGGCGGACGAGGCGGAAGCGGCTCGCGCGGCTGAGACGGCCCGCATCGCCAAGGAAGCCGCTGCCCGTGAGGCTGAGGCCCGCAGCGTCGCCGCCGAGGCCGCCCGTGTTCAGGCTGCCGCTGAGGCTCGCGCCGCTGACGTGGCGCACCGTGGCAAGATCATGGGCGCCGCCAAGTCCGCGATCATGGCGCTCGGCATCGGTGAAGCCGCCGCGAAATCCGTCGTCCTAGCCATCGCCGCCGGTGACGTGCCGGCCGTCAGCATCAGGTTCTGAGCCGATGGCCGTCAAATATCACCACGACCTCGCTCAGGGCTCCGGCGACTGGCTCGAAATCCGCCGGGGCGTCCTCACGGCGAGCGAGATGCGCTTGCTGGTCACGCCCGCCACGATGAAGGCGGCCGCGAACGACAACCAGCGCGCCCACCTCTTCACGCTCGTGTCGCAGCGCATCGCTGGCTACGTCGAGGAGACCTACACCGGCTTCGATATGCTTCGCGGCCACGAAGACGAGATCGACGCCCGCATTGCCTATGCCGAGCACTACGAGCCGGTTCAGGATTGCGGCTTCATCACGAACGACCGCTGGGGCTTCACCATCGGCTATTCGCCGGATGGACTGGTCGGCGACGACGGGCTGATCGAGTGCAAGTCCCGCAAGCACAAGTTCCAGGTCGAGACGATCCTCAAGTCGGTAGCCGAAGACAAGGTGCCTGCCGAGTTCCTGATCCAGTGCCAGACCGGCCTTCTGGTCAGCGAGCGGAAGTGGCTGGACTTCATCAGCTACAGCGCCGGGCTGCCGATGGCGACGGTTCGCGTCCACCCCGACCCGACCATCCAAGAGGCGATCGTGTCCATCGCGACCGACGCCGAAATCAAGATCAACCAGATGCACGCCGAGTTCCAGCGCGTCTGCAAATCGGGCGTCCGCCTGATCCCGACCGAGCGCCGGTACGAACAGGAGATCACGATATGATCGATCTACGTCCCACCATCATCGCCAAGAGCGACCAGCTCAACGCCGACGACCTAATCGGCGGGCCGATGACCATCACCATCACCGATGTGCGCCTTCTGGATGCCGCCGATCAACCCGTCGCAGTCCATTGGGAAGGCGGGGACGGTCGGCCCTACAAGCCCTGCAAGTCGATGCGCCGCGTCATGGCCAAGGTCTGGGGCGAGGACGGCAAGGCTTTCATCGGCCAGCGCATGACCGTCTATCGCGATGACAAGGTCCGCTTCGGCAGCGACGCGGTCGGCGGCGTCCGCATCTCCCACATGTCCGGCATCGATCGTGAGGCCACGATGGCGCTCATGGTCACTCGCGGGAAGCGGGCGCCGTTCACCGTGAAGCCCCTGCCGTCGGTGAAGGGCGGGGCCTCGACGATCGACCTGCGCCCCATCCTGATCGCTGGCCGCGCCGCCGCAGCCCGAGGATCGGCCGAACTGACCGCGTGGTGGACCGGCCTCGGTCGCGAAGAGAAGGTCGCCGCCAAGCCCACGCTCGACGCCGAGTTGAAGGCCGCCGCTACCAAGGCTGACCAATCCGCTTTCGATGAAACCGACCATGACCCCGACACGGGCGAAGTGATCGACACGACCTCCCCCGGTGACCGCCCCCCGAGCGCCGGTGAAGACGCGGCAGCTGGGCCCGCTGAGACCTCGGAAGGGTCGGGCCTGGCTGTCGATGTCATCGGATGGGCGGACAAGCTGATCTCTGACCTGCCGTTCTTCACGCCGGAGCAGATCGCGTTCCTCGAGTCCGACCGGAAGACCAAGGCGACGTTCGCGGTCCTGATGGCGACCGACCTCGACAAGGCGAAGGCGCTCGAGGCCGCCATCAAAGCGGCGGGCTGAGATCATGACCGTCATCCGCGTCATCGACTTCGAAACGACGGGCTTTGAGCCGCCGGCCGCAGAGGTGGTCGAGGTCGGCTACTGCGATCTCCGGCAGGACCCGCACGGCGGCTGGATCGTCGAGGAGCCCGTCACCTATCTGTGCGGGGTCCAAGCGATCTCACCGGAGACCCGCGCTGTCCACCACATCACCATGACCGAGGTGCGCGGCGCGGAGCCCTACGACGCGATCAAGCTCATTGAGAGCAGCGATCACTGCGCCGTCCTCGCCGCCCACAACTACGCCTTCGAGGAGCAGTGGCTGCAGGTCGAAGGGATCATGCCCGCGATCTGCACCCTGAAGGCCGCTCTCCGGGTCTGGCCTGATGCTCCGGCCCATTCCAACGGCGTCCTGCGCTACTGGCTCGAGGACCGGGGTCTGCTGACCCTAGACCACGACACGGCCATGCCGCCGCACCGCGCCGGGCCGGACGCCTATGTCACCGCCCACATCCTCAAGGCGCTGCTCCTGACCGGCGCGACGGGCAAGCAGATGGTCGCGTGGACCCGTGAGCCCCGGCTGCTCCCGACGTGCCCGATCGGCAAGTTCCGCGGCAAGGCGTGGGCCGACGTCGAGGCCGGGTTCCTGTCGTGGATGATCGCCCAGCCGACCATGGAAGCCGACCTGAAATGGAACGCCCAGCGCGAGATTGACCGACGGAGGGCGCATTGACCGAGACCCGCCCCCTCTGGGAAATCCAGAACGACCTGACCCGACTTCGGCAGGAGAAGAAGGCTGCGCGATCGGGCCGTGCGTTTGCGCCGGGCATACGGAGCCGCACCTTCAAGCCTGAGGGCGAAGGCCAGCGCAACCCGCGCCAGCTCGACGCCGCCTATGTGTCATGGCTCCACGTGGACGTCGCCTGCATCGCCTGCCTCATCGAAGGCCCGGCGCCGAACCCGCACGGCCTGCAGTCGACCATTGAGGCCGCTCACCAGAACCTGGCCATCGCGGCCAAGGGGTGGCGGGAACGGGGAGGGGGCAAGCGGATCCATGACGCCCGCTGCGTCCCGCTATGCACTCTGCATCACACTGGCCTGCCGAACGCCTGCGACAACGGTCAGCGCAAGTTCTGGGATCGCCTTGGGCTTCGTGACGCCGTCGCCGACTTCGCCTCGGAGCTGGTCGCCGCCTTCCGTGACGGTTCGCCCGCCATGCCGATCATTCGAAAGTTCGCCGCGCTGGGTCTCTCCTCGCGCCTCCTCGGGGAGCAAAACTAATGGCCGACTACAAACTCGTCACGATCATCGGCATCCACAGTCGCGAGACGTTCCCGACGTCCGCCGAGGTTGAGGAGGTCTGGTCAAAGCTCGTCGCCAACCGAGACTTGGTCGCTGCCGCCCTGTTCCGGGGCGGACACACCGCGCCGTTGAGCGGTCAGGAGTTCGTCGTCGACCGGGTGCATGCCCGTCCGAGCCCTGCAGCCAAGAAGCAGCCCCGGAGCAAAACTAATGGATAACTCCAGCCTAGAGGCTTCAGGGTCTGGCGAGGGTGTGGCGGGTGTTCTGAACGCTGCTGCTGATCTGCTGGATAAGCCGGGTGCTTGGATACAGCATGCGTGGGCCCGCGACTCGGCGGGACGTATCGTGGACTTCGGCGACGAACCGAAGGCTGCCTGCTGGTGCGCAGACGGGGCCTTTGAGAAGGTTCTGGGCCGCAGATATGTGGAGCATGGTGATCTACGCGCTAACCTGCAAGCCGCGTTCATAGCCGTGCACGGCTGCTCCCCTATGGGCTTCAACGACGCCCCCAAGCGCACCCAATCTGAAGTCGTTCAGGCTCTCCGAGCTGCCGCCAAAGCTTCGGAGCCCACGCTATGACATATCCTGATGGAAAGGTTGGGTTTCACTCGCCGGAAGACCGTCGAGTACCTACCGAGCAGACGTCACTGTCACTCCTCACGGGCAACTGTCGGGACCGGCTCGCTGACGTCGCCACGGGAAGCGTGACGGCCTGTGTAACCAGCCCACCGTTCTGGCGGCAACGTGACTACGAAGCGGACGGACAGCTTGGCACGGAGGGGTGTCCGGCAGACTTCGCCGACTCTCTGGTTGAAGTCATGCGAGAGGTACGGCGGACGCTTGCGCAAGACGGATCGCTGTGGATCGAGCTGGGCGATACCTATGCCGCCGGCGGAAACGGCGGCGGCGGGAGCAGGGCCGCCAAGCGCCATAAACTGACCAGCCTGCAACAGCGCACGGGATGGCGGTCGCCGCCGAAGGGGTACAAGGTTCGCGACCTCTCGCTGACTCCGTTTCAGGTCGCCGACCGCCTCCGGGCCGATGGGTGGTATCTCCGCAAGACGATCATCTGGGATAAAGGCACGGCCACCGAACCGCCTCGGCAGGACCGCCCGTCCGTCTCACATTCTTACATTTTTCTGCTGACCCCTAATGGCCCAAGCCGCGTCCGCAATCCGGGCGAGGACTGGTTTAGCTCAAGTGTTTGGAGGGTCTCGCCATCGGGCGCGACTGAGCATCCCGCGCCAATGACGCCCGAAATAGCAAGGCGCTGCATCGTCTGCTCGAGTAGCGAGGGCGACACGATACTTGACCCATTTGGCGGCGCTGGCACGACCGGACTTGTCGCTGATCGTCTCGGACGCAGTGCCGTCCTGATCGAGCTGAACCCCGAATATGCCGAGATCGCTCGCCGTCGCATCAGCGATGAGCAGGGCATGTTCGCCAACGTCAGCGTGGCCGCATGACCGTCTCCAACGCCCGCCTTGCCGCTGAGCTTCAGGCCGTGGCCATCGGCATCCATCTCGTCGGCCTAGACCGGCTTCCCGAGGTGATGCGTCCAGTAAGCGATAACGCCGACACGCTCTCGGTGGGGATTTCGCAACGCGAAATAGACCATCAAAATCCCGGAGCAGAAGGATGAAGACCCCCTCCGTTACGCAAGGGGAGGGCTGACCGTGGCCGCCTATTACAACGAGTTCGACCGCAAGAAGGCCGCGTGGCTTCGCAATCTCATAGAGGAGGGCGAGATCGCTCATGGCATCGTTGACGAGCGCTCGATCGAGGAAGTCCAACCCGACGACCTCTCCGGTTTCGACCAGCATCATTTCTTCGCCGGGATCGGTCTCTGGAGCCTCTGCCTGCGTCGTGCCGGATGGCCAGATGACCGACCTGTTTGGACAGGCTCTTGCCCCTGCGGCCCCTTCTCGGAAGCCGGGCTCGGCCTCGGATTTGACGACCCGCGCCACCTATGGCCGGAATGGTTTCGGCTCATCCGCCAGCGCCGGCCTGTCTGCATCTTTGGTGAGCAATCTGCGAACGCGATCGAGTGGCTCGATCTTGTTTCAGGTGACCTGGAGGGCGAGCGTTACGCCATCGGGACGCCTGATATACCGGCTGCGGGCTTCGGAGGCGCGCACCGACGCCAGCGCTTTGGCTTCGTGGCCGACGCCGACAACGCCGAGTGGTGGTCAGACCGTGCCCCATGGCACGACGGTCACTGGCCGAAAACCGGACGGGTCGAAAGCTCAGGTGACCTTGGATATGGCGGCACGGGCATCCGGTTGGGCGACCCCAGCCGTGACGGATCGCCCGCGCTCGGACGAGACTATGGCGAAGTGCGCGGACTTCCGGAAGCGCAACGCCAACCAGAGCACGGTGCCGCTCTATCTGGGCGATCAGGCCCTTCTGTCCGTCTGGCCTACTCCGACTGTGACGGATGGTCATCGGGGGCAGGGTGGCGATCCATTCGGGCCGAACCAGACCCTGAATATGGCGGCGGCCCTGACTGGCTCCTCGGCCGTGATGGACTCTGGCGCCCGGTTGAACCCGGACTTAGCCCGCTCGCTGATGCGGATCCCAAAAATATGGGCCTCCTGTCAGGGTTCGGTGACGCGATCGACGTCGAGGCGTTCACGAACCTGATCGGTGCCTACATGGACGCGGCCCCAGCCGAAAGGCTCGCCGCATGAGCCGCCACACCGCCGCTGTTCTCCGCACTGAGGCCGATGTGCGCCGGCAGTCGGACATGCGCTGCGATCGTGCCTTCGCCTCGGTCCTCGATACCTGGGCCGCCAACGCAGAGCGCCGAGCCCTTGAGGCTGATCGCGCCAACTCTCAACAGATGGAGCTTTTCTGAATGACGAAACCAACAGAACGACTTGTCGAGGTTGCATTGATCGATGGCGATGGCGTCACGCATCACGGCTTTCGAGAGCATTGGGAGCTACGCGCGAGCCTTGGTCGCCCCGATCCTTATCAGAAGGACATGAGCGACACTTACGGGTTTTGGACGTCGGAAGGCCGCTTTGTCTCGCGCTCGGAGGGGATGCGGATCGGCGCTGCGGCTGGCCAGTGTCAAATCATGGGCAGAGGGCTTCTGTCCTCTGACGTGACGTGGATGCCGCGCACCCTTCGCATGAAGGTCCAGAACATTCGGCCGGAATCTCGCGAACAACGTCGCAACCGCGAACGTCGCGAACGCAAAGCTCAGGTGCAAGCATGAACACCGACCACCCCATGGAAGATTTTGGTTCTATTTCCTTGCAGGAAATCCCCACCGGGACCGGCATCTACAGCACCGATCCCGTCATGGACGCGGCCCTGCAAGATGATGCCGCCAAGCTGATAGCGATGGGTCAGGACCCCGGACCGACGCTGAGCGACTTGGAAATCCCCACCGAGACTGTGGCTGATGCTTCCGGTCAGGCCATGCCGCCGGTTGGCGAGGCGGGTGACCTTATCCGCCATCGAGACGGGCGGGTCGCATGGCTTCGTTTCATCCACGGCGACGGCTGGTCGGGCGATTACCTGAACGGCACGTCGTTCGGAAACTCATCGCCGAAGTCATTCGCCTTCATCGGTCGTCCTGACGCAGAAGGCTGGATCCCGTGGAGCGGAGGGGAGAACCCGGTTCCGGGGCTGATGGTGGACTATGTCGATGATTGGAAGCGGTCGTGGATGAACAGGCCGTCCGACGCCGCATCGTGGAACGTGCCGAGCGGCCCTTGCTGCATCATCGCCTTCCGTCTGAGTGGCGCTGCATCCCCATCGACGGCGGGTACGGAGCCGTCTTCGGCGAGTAAGCCAAGCTCTTCACTCCCTACTGAGAAGGATAAGGGTTTCACTACGCCCGAGACGGGCTTCGTACCCACCGAGCAGGCGGACGAGACCGCCGGTCAATGGGATACCGCTCGTTACCTGCTCTGGATGATGCATGCTCGCGGCCCGGACGACATCTATCCGGCTCCGAACTACGAAACTGCCGTCGAATGGTCGGATCGAGCAAACGCTATTGGTCCTGAGGTCAAGGCTGTTCCAGCGCTCTGGACCGGGACGCGGGAGAGCCACGTAGAAAACCTCGCTGCGGCGACTGCCGGGTGGGAACTCCCGAATGAAGAGGTCTCAAAATGAGCAATCCCATCCGCCTCGCGACCGCCGCGCTTTCGGGTCGCATCTTCGCCGGACGACCAACCAAGGATGGGATGGGGTTCAAGGAACCTCGCTACGACTTAACGAGCGACGCTCTCAAGGCCGTCATGGATCACATCGGCATCGGCATGCAGGCCGACATCGTATCTGAGGGCGAGACCATCTGCACGATCAAGATCATTGGTCCCGCCGCATCCCCAAGCACCTGCGGTACGGAGCCTCTTGGCGAAGTAAACCAAGCTCAACAGGTGAAGGCGTGAGCGGCGTGGGTGTCGTAGTCGTTCAAGGCGATCCTGATGGATGGGCCATCGAGAGCGACGGACAGACGATAGCGCGGTTCTCCAAAAAGAGAGACGCGACCTCTTTCGCCAACAGCATGAACTCCGTCTATCCACCCCCTCCCTTGCAGGCGGGTGATGTCGGAGGGATGCGGGAGGCTGTCGAGCGGCTGACTTCCGCCGCCAACGAGTTCGATTGGCGTGAGGGCGACACGGTCGTTGTCAATGCTCTGGACCTCCGCGCCATCCTCGCCCTGAGCGGCGCCCTCACCCCATCAATAGCTGATGACGAACGGGGGGAGCGTGCGCCTGACACGCCGTGGGCCGCGTACCGTAAAGCCACGCTAGCCGCGCCTGACGACCAGCGGGTGAAGGAGCTGGAGGCTCAAATCGAATGGCGGTCCGATGCACCTCCGAGGTCCGCCGAACCGATCTACGGGCATACGTGGTCGCCGTATCGCTGGCAGGCATACAAGCCCTCCAGCGAGCAGTTCCGACGCGGCATCAAGGGTCGCTGGCAGGCCATGAACGAACACGGCGGATGGGATAACGCCAAGGCCCCTGACGAATGGGCGACCGTCGAGCAGATTAACGCCCGGCGAGCCCTCCTCGATACGAAGCGCGGAGAGGGGGCGTGAGGGCCGTGACCTTCGCATGGGCGGTTCTGACGCCGCCAGAATGGGGCTTTGTCGAGGTGGACATCTACTCCGTCTCAGGAACCCGCGCCGGGTCTATGGCCAGATTTGTGGCTGACTGGCGGCATGGCGGACACGACGGCCTCACGACCTCAAAGGTGTGGCAGCGCGCCTACCGCAAGGGCTGGCGACTGGCCCGCGTCTCAATCACTCCAGCACTCGGATATTCGAAATGACCGCCCACCCCTATAAAGTCGTGCCGGTCGGCGTCGCGGGCTCAATGCCCGGAACGGACGGCTTCACGATGGCGGCTTTCAGGTCCGCTGACGTGCCAATCGGAACACCCCTTTACGCAGCATCCCCCGTTCAATCCGCACCGGAAGGGGGCGGGGAGGCTGTCAAAAAGGACGCATACGATCGCTGCGTCGCGGGCATCGAGGGCTTCCTGTCTCTCTCGGCAGCCAAGAAGACGGACATCCACAAGGTGGTCGTAGCCGCCCTAGCCACCTCTTCCGGAGACGCTGACGCTTGGGCTTTCGAACAACAGTTCATGGGCATCTGGCATAATCGCCTGACGCACGAGCGCCCTGATGGCGGCCCCCGCATCCGCCTTGTTCGCCCGCTCAAGTTCGCAGCCCTTCCCCCTCTCCCGAATGAAGAGGTGACGAAGTGAACGAGATAGTTTTCGTGGCGCCTTTTCGCGTCGTGGATGACGGCGGCTGGCAAGTCAAAGACGCTCTGAACCGGAACGTATACGGCGAAGGCTGGTACTGGAACTCTCGATCTGTGGCGCGCTGTGTCCGTGACGAATACGCCTACTTCGCGTCTCTCCGCACCAACCCAGAGACCCCTGCATGACCGAGTATTCTGGGATTATTCCGCCAAGCGGCTCCATGCCCACCGAGCGGGAGGCGGGAGTTTCCAGTCAACTGCCACCTGTGCTGATGGCCTGCCTAAGTGCAGCGAAGGGCTATGGTCTGATCCGAAAGCAGGCCAGCAAGGTTTGCCCCCTTAGCCGGGAGACCGATCTAGGATGGTGGGCGCGGGCGAACTGGTCGGAGTTTCAGGCAGATTCCGAAAAAGGTGGGCCGTGGCCAGTGGAAACGGTGGCGCACCTATGCGGTCTGGGCCTTCTCGGCATTCATCCAGACAGCGCGAGCAGGGCAAAACTGACTAAGCTTGGATCGGCAAAGATCAAGGTGGCCAAACCAAAGGTAAATCAGAGCGTTTCCTCCAGCACCTGCGGTATTTGCGAAGCAAATGAAACCATAACCTCCAACAAAGAAGGCAAGACCAATGGGTGATGCAATGAACGATCTGCAAGCTGCGGTTTTTGCAGTTCTGGAGAACGCTGAGCCGGTCGGCGCGGTGACGCCTGACAACGAAGATTACGTCATCAGCCCCAGCGTCCTCGCAGAGCTACAAGAGGCGTTCGATCGTGTTCAGCAATCCGGTGGTAAGGCATGACCGTCCCCGCCAACACCGCAGAGCTGATTGAGAGGCTGAAGGAAAGCCTGTCTAGCCCGTTCGGACACTACGCGGGCGACCCTGAAGGCTCCCTGACGCTGGTCAGCACCGCCGACGCCACCGCCCTTCTCGAAGCTCTAGCAGATTGTAGAGCGGCGCTGACCAAGTACCACACGGCCCTGATCAATCGTCAGAACGGAAACAGCGCGGCTTTCACGCTGGTGGACGACATGGAAACGCTGTTCGACGTTTCGTTCGACCAAGCCCGAGACCAAGCCCTCGGAGTTGCATCATGACTAGCGGATCAGGGTCAGGGTTTCATTCGCCCGACGGGCTCATACCTACCGAGCAATCGGACACGCCCGCCACCATGCTCGAGAGAATGGGCCGGGCCATTGCTCAACGTGATGGCGATCGTTTCAAGGGCGCGACGCTCTACGACAATAATCCCGATCTCTATCTCGACCTCGCCCGCGCCGGCCTACTGGCAATCCGAGAGCCTGACGTCGAGATGGTCTGCGCGGGGCGTGACGAGCTCCCGTACATGCAGACGACACCCGACCATGTTCGCTCATCCTTCACCGCCATCATCGACGCCATCCTGTCTGAAGGAGCGGGCGAATGACCGCCGCTTCCGACTTTGATTACGCAATGGCCGACTTCGCCAACAAGGTTCAGAAATGGGCCATCAATGCCGGTGAGAAGCGCTATGCCGACACCGGCAAATGGACCGCGCCCACGTTCGGTGACGCCGCTTCGGCCCTGCGCGTCCCGGTCCAACAAATCGCTGATGCCGTTGAGTTCCACTATTGGATGTTCACGCTCGACGCCGACGAACCGCTGGCCATGCGCCGCATCGAACACGAGGGCGAGTGATGACCCGGACCCCCTCACCAGACCCGCTAGGTACGCAGCCGTCAGGCGGAGCTAACAATTCCGATGAAGGAGCGTCGTCATGACGACCTTCGTAAGTAAGGACGGATCTCAGCGCCTGTCCGATTGCATGGGAATGCGAAATGGGTCGTTTCACATCAATGGCGTGGACGTATTCGATGCGAGCGGAAACCTGTCAAAGCAGGCCGTAAGGGCGGGCTGGTACGAAGAACCGGATAAACCGTCAGGCGGAGTGAAACCAAATCTCGCCACCAAGGACACGAGATGAGCGCGGCCCGGTTTCGCAAGGTAGAGCTCGCCCGCGTTGCATCCGCCATGCGACTGGCTGGCGTAGAGAGCTACGACATTAGGTTCGACGGCGAAGGCAAGCCCATCGTCACCGTGCGCCCGACCGCCGCCAATGATACGCCAGACAGCATTGATGCTGAGATCGAGGCACTACGCTGTGAAATCCAGAACGACGCTGCCTAAAGGCGTCTGGTTTCAGAAGAAGACCCTCGCGAGCGGGGAGGTCATTCGATACGGCTACTATGGCCGTGGGGAGGGCATGGAGGCGCTTGGCCGCGAAGGCGGTCCCGACTTCCACTTCAACCTTGCCGAGGTCCTGAGGCGGGCCCCGGAGGAGGGGAAGGTCTCGCACCTGATCTGGCGCTACAAGTCCTCGCCCGAGTTCAAAAAGCTGCGCCCCCTGACCCAGCGCGACTATCACCGGCAACTCGACAAGATCCATGCCCGGTTCGCCAAGCTCTCCATCGCCGCCATCCAGTCGCCGAAGATCGCGGGCGTCCTTTACGAGTGGCGGGACAAGATGGCCGAGACCTCGCCCCGGCAGGCGGACTACGCAATCTCGGTTCTGGGCGCCATGCTGACGTGGTGCGGCAAGCGCGGGCTGGTGACGCACAACCGGGCCAGCGGCATCGAGGATGTTTACAAGGCTGATCGGACTGAGAAGGTGTGGACGCCTGAAATGGTGAAGGCCATCCTCGCCGCGTCATCGCCGGCGATCCAGCGGGCCGTCATCCTCGCGCTCGAGACTGGCCTTTCGCAGGAAGACCTTCTCGTCCTGCCGTGGTCCGCCATCCAGTCCAACGTCATCGTGTCCAAGCGCCTGAAAACCGGCGTCCCGGTCGCGATCCCAATCTCTCCGACCCTCGCTGCGATGTTGGCTGATGCGCCTCGGGTATGCACGACCATACTCTCGACGCCCCGCGAGCGGCCCTTCAACCCGAACGGCAACGGGCTCCGCTCCGACTTCCAGCTTATGACGGCCAAGGCCGGGGTTGAGGACCGGACCTTCAACGACCTACGCGGAACCTTCATCACCAGCCGCCGGGGGATGGGCTGGACGGCTGAGGAAACGGCTTATTGCAGCGGTCACCCAATAGCCGACGAGAGGGGGGCGCAAGGCGTCTATGTCGATCGCCTAGCTGTTGCGATCAAGAACGCGACTCGCCTCTGGGCGCGGTTCTACAGGCCAAAGCGGGAACGGAGTTTGCAAACTCCTATGCAAACCGGAGACCAAGGGGTTAGGCAGAAATCGACCTAACCCCTTGAATCCGCGATGGAGGCCTGACCCGGAATCGAACCGGGGTGCAAGGATTTGCAGGCCGTGACTTGTTGGCTGTTTTCAATGATACGGCTGCAAACCGGCGCGGGTTATCCCCACGGGCGCACTGGATCGGAAGCGCGGCTGCAAACTGTTTGTACCCTTTCCGTTCACGCCGCGCTACCACTTCGGCATGACCCCGCGCCCCACGAAATCCGCCCCGCCCCGACTCCTGCCGAACGGCCAGCCCGACCAGTCCAACGTCGTCTGCTCTGAGGCCCAGAGCCAAGCTATGATCGCCGCTATAGCGCGGGGACTTCCGGCGTTTGCTCGGCGCTGATGGGGTGCCTGATCCCCACCTGGTGCGAAACGGTCGGGGATGCGTTGGAAAACGGCGTCAGCGTGACGACGTACTGCGAGGTGTGTCAGCACCGTTCGCCGCCTAGCCTGCTCGACCTCGCCCGCGACTACGGTGTCGACTACTGGCTATGGGACAGGCGGTTTCCGTGTGACCGGTGTGGGCGTGAGCTGATCCTGCTGTTCACCCGCAGACCATCGACACCCAAGCGGCCCATGATCTCGACCAACAGGCACGACGTGGCGAGGTCGGAGAGAATGCGGTCGTGAAGTGGGGAGGCGCGCAAGGCCGGAGCCACCTCCCCGTGGCCGGTACCGACTCCACAACCCGGCGCGGTTGTGTCAGGTTCCTCAGTCCACGAAACGGCCCGCTGCGATGTCAGCCTCGTGACCTGCAATGACCTCGAGCAAGTTGCGCTCACGTGTCTCGTAGGCTTCGATCCCGGCGTCTTCCGCGCTCAGCGGGAAAAGCAATGGCTCGCCGCTCCGAAGCAGGCGAAGGTTCTCTTGAACCTGCCGTAGCTCGTCACGGTACTCGTCGACCGTCTGCTGCACTCCGGCCCTTTGGCCCGCCATCCGCTCAACCATCTACGCGCTCCCTACGATTGACCGCACCGTTGCACGGCACGGGCCCAAAACGCAAAAAGCCCGAGCCGATCCGTGAGGACCGACCCGGGCTGATCATTTGGATGGAGCCGCCAATATGATCGGTCGATTTCAGTTATCCTAGATTCTTGGACAACTGAAATCAGAGGCCGAAGCGCCACCACGGTTTCGGCTTCAGTGCCTGACGTATCGCGGCCTGTTGCCGATCGCAGGCGTCCACGATCTCGACCACGGCCCGCTTGTTGGAGTTGGCCACGTCGAGCCGCCCGGTCTGGGCATCGGAGAACGCCACCCATGAGCCCGCCGTATCGTCTGCCGGGAGATCGGCGCCCGGAACATCGCGGCGCAGGCTCTCAGGAACCAGCGGACCGCATTGCACGGCAGCGAGGATGGTCGGCATAGACGGCCCGCTTGCACAGGCTCCGCAGGCCAGTGTCAGAGACATTGCCGACGCGGACATCAGCACCGGGCGCAGAGAGGATTTCAGCATGGTTGGCTTCCGTGATGGCCTGAGAGGCGCTTGCGGCCTCAGCGGCTGTTTCTGAGGCGTTCATGGCGTCGTGAGCTGCGGCTTGGCCTGCGGACGCTACGACTGCCGTTCCCGTGGCCTGTGCGGCGACGGTCTTCTGACGGCCCGGTTCAGTCAGGACGAACCAGACGATGACGGCGAGGGCGATGAGACCGGCGCCTGCGATGGCCCAGCCGATGGGGGTGAGGGTACGCATTAGCGGGCCAGCTCGAAATGCGGGCCGTCCGTGAAAGCGGCCTTGCCCAGCTTGCGGCGCGCGGCTCCGTAGGCATCAACGGCCGCCTTCATCGCGCCGGGCGTCCCAATCTTAATGTCCGCCATGTTGATCCAGGCGCCGCCCCAACGGATGGGCACTCCCAACTCGCGCGAGGCCTGCCAGACGGCGGCGGCGATCGGGTAGATGGCTGGCCATTCCCAACGCAGCTTGCCATTGATGAAGGGGACGAGGTCCACGGCATGGCCGAAGCCGTCAGCCTGAGCCCGGTGCATCGAGTTCATGGTCTGAGACGCGCCCGCCGCGACGAGCCGCTTTTGCTCCTCGGCAGTCCGGAGGCCATCGTGGACGCTGAAATCCTGCGCAGTGATCTGGATCGCGCGCTCAACGACGCGGATGAGATCGGGATCGACGCCTTTGAGTTCGGCGCGCGACTTCGCACCTAGCGAATAGGTCATGGGGCAGTCTCCAGGTTGTCGATTTGATTTAACTGTGCGTTCAGCAGCGCAGGGGTCGGACCGACCGAACGGCTCTTAGGCGACCCGCCTGCGGACAAAGCGATGCGGGATGGGTCGCCGCACCTTCAGGCTGAGTAGACGCGTGGGGTCTAGGCGTGGGCGTTTGACCAAACGGAATAGGCGATGCCGCTGCCGAAGGAGTTGGTCGCCGTGACCTTCTGTCGAACCTTCTCGCCGGTCACCAACCCCGAGGGGGTGAACTGCGTGGAGGCCAGAACCGTTGTTACCGTGGTTGGCCCTGCGAGGGTTGAGACCGTCACGCCGTCAACGGCCAGCTTCTCCCACGTGAACTGGAAGGTCAGCCCGCCGCCGTACCACGCCAGTCCCGGACGACCGGTGAGGGCCGTGCCGTTCGCAACAAGAAAGCTGGTGTTGCTCGTGCCGACTTGCGGACCTGTCGCGAGGATGCCGCCGATGCCGTCCTGATCCGTGTTCAGGGACTTTGGAACGCCATAGGCGACCCGCTCTGCCTTGTTGGCGTAAGGTTGGCCGAAGTAGATTTCAAAGCTGACGGTGTCTCCAGCCAAGACCCGGAAGCTGGCGACGATGGACGAGTTGCCGAACGCTTGAACGGCCGGGATCATCCGCCCGCGCGCAACCACCTCTTCTCTCAGGGACACCTTCGCGTAGTTCGTGAGCTTGGAGCTGTTGGTCTGAAAGAAGCGGGTCACCGATCCGTAGCCGAACTGGTAAGCGAACAGCCCGGTTGGGTCTTCCGTCGCGCCGATACCCTTCATCAGGAGATAGGCTGACGAGTCATAGGCCGACCCAGCGGGTTCGCTGGTCAGGGTCTGCGCCATCGTGAGCGTGATGTCCTTGTCGGTGACCTCCGTGCTCGTTCCCGTGACGGTGATCTTGGACACCGGCCAAGGGGCAACGCCGGAATAAAGGCTGTCTACACCGGTGAAGCCGGTCACAGTCTCGGCGGTGATCGAGAGGCCCGCAATGGCGTTGGCGATGGCGAGGCCGGTCGGGACGCCGTTGTTGGTCAGCGTCCCCGATCCCGTCAACGTCCCGCCTGTCCCCGTCAGCGCCCAGTTGGTCATCAAGTTGTCGGCTGGGTTCGTCACCCCGAACATGCGTGGCACATAGGCGCGCCCCTTGGCCTTGTAGGCATCGCGGCGCTTGCGGGAAATCTTCTGACGGCCCAGCGTGTTGATGTGCAGATTTCCGCTATCGGTGTTCCCGACGTAGGTTTCGCCAAGCGCAGTATAGCCGTCTACCACGAGGAACTTAGTGCCGGGGTAGGTGACGCCGTCGTAGGTCAAGCCCGTTGTTTCGAGGTTCCTTATCCATGCGTTGGTCTCGTCCAGCATTGTGCTGGCGTTCGAGGCTGAAGGCAGGATGGTGCCGATTTCGACAAACGCGCCTTTAGCGAGCGCACGGCCTGCTAGTTCGGTGTAGCCAGCGATCATCTGAGCCGTCGTGTTCTGGCCCGTGCCGGAGCTGTTCGTGCCGACATAGATCGCCGCGATGTCACCCGGCAGAATCGCATCGATGAAAAGCTGGAGGCGGGTCGGGTACAGAACGTCTTTCACGTTTGTGGCGACAGTGCCCTCATTGATCTCAGAGCCTGACACCGACTGACCGGCATAGGGCGGCCGAGGCGAGGCCCCGCCAGCGACGCCGATCCCGCCGTTAATGAAGTCGGTCATGTCTTGAAGGGAAGCGATGCTGTCCCCGGTCCAGACGTAACGCGCCGTCAGCGGGTTGTAATCGAACGGTCCGCCAGCGGGAGCGCCCCCGCCCCTGTTACGGGTGGCGCCTAGTCTGCCTACCCGGCCGGGACGCAGAAGCATGGCTTAGGCCACCGGCACGACGTTGAGGAACCCGGCTGCGGTGTCCTGAATGACGCCGATGCGCTGGCCCGAGGTGATGCGCAGATAGAACTTCTCGCCGATCTCGAGCGGGATGGCGTCGGTCGTGACGGCTGGCGTCCCGGTCCCGGCGACAGCCTGAACGAAACAGCGGGTCGATGCGTGTAGTAGAACCTCAGTTGCCGTGATGGCGGTGGAGTAGGCCGTGGTTCCTGCGACAGCGACGCGGGCGGCTGGCGTACCGTGAGCGCGGGTGCCGACCAGAGCGACGGCAGCAGTGTTGGTGTCCTGCTTTGCCTCAGTCGCCGGGGCGGCAATCATCTTGGCCAGAACCGCCGCGAGGGTGGTCTGCGTCGCCGGATCGGCCGACAGCTTGGCGAGGATGGCAGCCGCCGTGGTCTGGGTCGCCAGCAGGCCGAGAGCGGTGTTCCCTGCGTCCTGTTTGGCTTCCGTGGCGGGAGCGGCGATGATCTTGGCCAACAGGGCGGCAAGGGTGGTCTGAGTAGCAGCTCCGGCAGGGAGGGGAAGGGCAGAGGCCGATATGGCAAGGGTGCCGCCCAGAGCCGTAACGACGGCAGCCAAGCCCACGTCAGGGTCGAGAGCGGCCAGAGCAGCCAACAGCGCCGCGCGCTGCGTCGTGTCCTCGGAATGGACCACGACATGTTCGCCGCCGTCGAGGTTGGACTTGAGGTTCGCCGAGCCCGGCGCGGTGATCGAAAGGGTCATCAGATGGCTCCAAGAAGGCCGGGGTTGGTGGTCCAGAAGGGAAGGGGATCGGTTGGGCCGGTCGGCTCACGGTTCGCCAGCTCGCGGATGGCGTTGCCCAGCGTGACGGAGACAAGGTCCGTGCCGGTCGGGTCGAAGGCGATGAAGTCGGCGTCTGTCGCGCCGGGAGGCCCCATGATCCCGCCACTGCGAACGACGGTCACAGTGCTGACCCGACTGACGATCACGCCGCCGGTTGCCGTGCCGTCGCCAACGGGTGGAGCGACGGTCCCTTCAACCGAGGTCCCGCGATACAGCATCAGCTTGAACACGGCCGCGTCGTCGATGGCGTCGGCATCGAACCGGCGGACCTCGACGCTGTAGGTGCCGGGTTCCTTGGTGGCCAAGACGGACGCGGGCAGGCGGATAGCGCAGGCCATATCCGCCGAGGGTGTCACGGCGTCGATTTCGAAGAGGGGCTCTGGCGGTCCATCGCCCCTAAGCCCCTGCCGCGCGAACGCGACCTTCACCGTCGAGCTCGTCCAGTCTTCACCCTGAAAGTCGATGTCGAACGCCCAGTCCGCATCGGTACGCGCGATGGGAACCAGTTGGGCAGGGATAAGGGCAGCCGACATCCGGGCCTCCATTCGGTCAGGTTGAGGGGAGGGCTATTCGGCTGGCGGAGCGGTTGGCGGCGTGGACGCAACGGCGGCATCGATCGCCCGGTTCGCCATGTCCTGCTGACCCGCGTTGACGACCTTGGCGAAGTAGAACCCGAGGACCAGCAACAGCGCGTCACGGAAGAACTTGCCAGTCGAGATCACCTCGTCCGTGAATGCGGCGGGCACGGCATCGCCCAGCCACGCCAGCATGGGCGTGTAGAGCAGGACGCCCGTCATCAGCATCAACGCGAGGATAGTCGTGGTCTGAGGGAGGGGCGGAACACGGATGATGATTGGAAGGTTCATGGCCGTTCTCCATTCTTCGGCGCTGGCGTGATGGTCGCTGTCTGAGTGGCGGGATCGATGACGGTGTAGGCGCCGGGCTCTTTCGCCGCGGATAGGTCGTACCCGTTCCTTCGAAGGATGCTTTCGAGGCTGTTCGACCTCTGCCGTTCGTTGGCCAGCTCGCCCCTCAGGGTGGCCATCTCCGCTTTCAGCGTGGCCACTTCACCCCGCAGTCCAGACATCTGATGCTCGGCAGCCTTGTTCAGAGCTTCCTGCAGCTGGGCCGTGGCCGCGAGAATGGAGGCCTCGCCCGGTTTCCGTCCGTTCAGCCATGAGAACAGGCCTGTGATCCCGGCGCCGCCTCCGGCAGCAATGACCAACTCGACAATGTCGCGAGCGCGTTCAGGCATAGGCGATACTCCGCGCCGTTAGTGTGGAGAGGCAGCCGACGCGAAGGCGGCGCGGGTAGGAAGATCAGGCCGTAGGCTCTGGGGCTGCAGCAGGCGTGACTGGAGGCGACAGCTTCTCAATGCGCTGATCGATCATCGCGCGACCGGCCTCGATGGCGGACACGATGCGCTGAAGGGATTGCTTCGAACCCTCTGCAGAGCTGGGCTGGCCAGCTGGCCGCGCAAGGTCATCCAGCGTGTCGGCCAGAGCGGACTGAACGTCGGCGAGGAATGCCTCGACCTTCGGACCGGTCAGGGCCGCTTTCGCCGCCTGAGCGCTATCTAGCATCAATGCGTTGGCTTGCCCCTGCGCCTCAGCAATTGCCGCGTTGGCGTCGGCCAGCTTCTCGGCTTTTGTCTTGGCGGTCATATCCTAGCGCTCCTGGCTGTCGACGTTGCCGCCGGCCGACTTGCCGCCCTTTGACGACCCGGGCTTGCGGTTTGCGAGGATGACGAACGCGACGATGAGAACGGCGACTACGATCGCGCCGATGACGATGGGATCAGACATGGTTCAGGCTCCGGGTTGAGGGTGGTTGGTTCAGGCGCCGTAGAGGCCGCGAAGGCGACCGTTGCGGGCAGTCGCGGTTGCGATGTTCGCGCCGGTCGGGTTGATCTGCAGGATGATCTTCTTCATGCCGCGGGAGGCGAGGGTGACCGCACCTTCGAGCAGCGTGCCTTGCGCCCCGCCTTGGGCGAGCCACGCATTCGGGAGGCCTGTCGCGAAGTTGCCCGCTATCTCGACCAGCCCGGCCCCGTCTGCATTGGTGACGGCGATCCTGTAAGAGAACCCGTAGTCGTCGTCGCCGCCTGAGGCTCCAGTGACCCGGATGTCGAACGGCACGCGGCCCATGAGATAGCCCGCCGTCTGCATGCCGCGATCGACCGTGGCGACCGTGGTCCAGACGTTCTTCGGCAGATTGATTTCCGTCGCGCTGGCCGTCCCAGAGTCAAAAGGGCCGCTTAACGTCTTACCTCCGAACAGGGAGTCGCCGGTGTTGTCGCGCCACTGGCCGCCGACAGCTTCGGCGTTCGCCTTAGTCGCGCCAGCAGGACCGACTGACGTAGGGCCGACCCAATGGGTCAGGCTGTCCGACCCGAAGGGGGCGCCCCACGCGGTAATGTAGCGGACCGAGCCGATGGTCGTGGTCAGGGTGTCGGTCGCATCGTCGAAAACAGTGTTGTCGCCGAAGTAGATCTGCTCCGCCGTCATGGCGATGGCCGATCCGTAATAGCCGGACAGAAGCTCAAGGACCGTCGGCTTGCTCCCGACCGCCGCCGTTCGGACGTTCCAGCGCGCAACGGCCTGCTGAAGCTCCAGATCGATGACGGCAAGCGACTGAGAGGTGACGGACGCAGAAAGCGCCCGATCTGCTTGTTCGGCGGAATAGGCCGTCGGGGGCGCTGCGCCGCGCTCAGCCTTCACCTGGCGAAGCTGGATCAACGTGGGCGCCGTTGCGCAGTTTATGACGAACCGGGCACGGGCACGGCCAGCACCAGATGGCGTCGTGGTCGTGACCGCGTAGGCGTCCCGATTGGCAAGCGCAAAGTCACGCGACCCAAACTGTATTGTCTGCCCGCCGTCGCCCGCCGGCCCGAGGTCTTCACCAGACGGCCCGCGCATTTGAAGATCGAAATAGGTCTGGTCAACCGACCCGATGCTGAACACGGCAGCGTCGCCAGTGAGGGTGTAGGCATCGTCCGGATAGACCACGAAGTCCGGCCACTCGATGACATACAGACCGGCGCCGTAAGGACCAATGTTCAGGCAACGACCGTTCGGGCCGTCGACGATGCCGATGCCTAGGGATATCGTCACGCCGTCACTGATGCGGACGGCCGTGATGCCTTCGGTTCCCCGTTCGAAGCCTCCGTTAGGCAAGAGATTATCGCGGTGAGCCGACCGGGCCGTTACCTGCTGGATCGCCTGCGCCCGAGCCAGGCTTTCGTTCGCCTGAGCAATCTCCAGATCGACGATGTCGGCTTCGGTATTGGCCGTGCGCGCCGTCACATTGCTGATCAGGGTGGCGAGGGCAGAGTCGTCGCCGACCTGCGCCGTCCGCATCGCCTGCAGCTTCGCCAGCAGGGACGATTGACCGTCACGCGCATTGGCGATCTCGGCCTGAGTTGTGGTCAGGCTGGAGGCCTCCGCCTTGTTCAGGCTCAGGTCGACCAGCGCTGTGTTCTGGGTCGCGTTGACGGCCTCGACGCCGTTGATCCGCGCGATCTGGGCGTTCAGGTCGGTGATCAAGGCCTTGCCCGCGATCTGACTCGTGTGGCTGGAGACCACGGAAGCCAGACCGTCGAGGTCTGTGTCGATAGCGGCAAGCGAGGCCTGCAAGGCGTCGTCTGCGGCCTCCAGTGCATTCAGCTGATCACCGATAGCGCCCGCTGGGTCGAACTCGGCCAGAGCCTCGTTGATCCGGTCTACGATCGTGGCCCATGCCGATCCGCCGGGACTGATGTCGCCTGCGACCAACTCTGGAGCGGTGAAGGGGCCATAGACCTGACGCTGCGAATAGTTGCTGTCGCGCTGATAGCTGACGGCGATGTAGTAGCTCGCGCCGGGCTGCAGACCGTCGATGGGCACGTTCGTCACCGTCGGCGGACCTTGATAGGCCTGCTTCCACGGGCCGGTTCCGGTCGGGCCATATTCGATCAAGATGGCAGTGGCCGTGAGGTTGCTCACCAGACCCGTCAGGTCCAAACCCGGGAGCTGGGTTCCTCCGGTCGCGGGCGGGCGAAGCGTAACGGTCCAGTCATCCGGCAGCGGGCCGCCGACGTAGCGCGTGTCGACAGGCGTCAAAACCGGCGGGACGGGCACGTCGGGCGACTGCCCCATCGCGAACGGATATTTGGCGTCGGTCTCGCTGACGAACGACACCCGGACGACGCCAGTCTCAGGGTCATAGTCCGTGTTCAGGCACAGGCATTTGACTCCGTTGAGGACGAAGTCTTCCTCGGTGATCGTGAACGCGTCGCCGGGCCGGATGCGCTGAAGATGCGGCTTGAGCGGGATGATCCCGGCGATGCCCTCACGGGTGTTCGCGATCTGGAGAGCTGCCAGCTGAGCGGCCTGAACCGGATCGCTGACGTAGGTGTAATCGATGCCGCGGGTCCGCTTGCCGCCGTCCTGCGTCTGGTAGGCGGATGCGGTGACCTCGGGGAGGGCCAGCATCTGCCAGCGCGCGGACTCTGCCCAATAGCGCGGACGGATAGTGTTGATGCGGTCGATGCGGCTGGCCGCCGTGTCGATCTCCAGAGGCCCGGCAGTGTCGCGGCCCGAAATGGTGACGATGCTCGTACGGGGCGCCGCGCGCTGGATGAGGCTGACCTTGCCCGCACGTTGCGCGTAGGTCGCGCCGGCAGCTTGCAGGAAGGAGTCGAGGACCTGGGCCTTGTCATCGTCCGTGGTCGGATAGGCAGCGACGGTCCACGAGTTGGCGTCACAGACATTGGCGGCGGCAACGAAGGCCGGCACGTCGATCCCTGAGAGCTTCGCGCCGATGCCGCCGACCTGATAGTCGACCTGCGGCGCGCCCTTGCCCGTAGGACCGGCCCACAGGCCCAGAGTCCACTTCAGCGCCCACAGCGCCGGATTACTGGAGAAGGTCCACGTAGAGGGCGTAGCGAGGCGATGCGCGCCGCTGCCGCCTGGGTAGGTGCTGTCGAGGCGAGGATCGTAGACCTTCAGCCCCCGAAAGGTGACCATCGGCTTGATTTCGCCGGTCGGGAAGGCGGACCCTTTCGAGTTCTCGCCCATGACGATCATGTAGCTGGCGAGGCCGGACAGCTTGTGCGCCGAGGTCCAGCCCGGCAGCGTCGCGCCGTTCTTTAGGCCAGTCGGGGACGTGATGGCCGTGGCGGGCTGGGCGCCATGGCTGTTCTTGTACCAGAGCTCGCCCGCGTACTGGCTGGACGTTGCCTTGCCTGTCGCATCGAACGTCACCGGCTCGTCGTCAGCCGTGAAGCTCTCGAAGCCGTCGATAGGCCCGGCGCCGGAAAGCACGCTCGGGATGCCGTAGTACATCAGGTCAGGGCCGAACGTGTCCTTGTGGACCGTAGAGCCGGGAACGCCGATGCGGCCAGCAGCGAACGGGATCGGGCCGTCAGGTGACAGCAGCCACTCGTTCGTGCGTCCGGCCGCGCCGACCTGAGGCTGAAGCGCCGCCATCACCGCCGAGATGGCGATGTTGGTCAGCATGTTGGTCGCAACCGACGTCAATGTCGCGGTGATCGATGCCGTCGCAGCAGAAGCGGCGACGGCAGGCGCAGCAGCGGCCATAGCGGTCGCAGCCAAGGGCAGGGCGAATGGCATTCAGACCCTCCAGGCAGCGACAAACAGGTGCGGGATCATGGGTTCAATCAGGCCAGAGGCTGCGTTCAGCCCGAGGATGCGGCCGTTATCCAGCGCTATGGCGAGCGAGCAGCCGAAGCCGTCGCCTTCCTCCGAGGGCAGGGCGATGATGTCGCCGGGCAGGGCTGAGGCTGGCGGAATGCGGTCGAGGCCCAGAGCGTCCATCAACTCGACCAGATCCTTGAAGCCGAGGCCACGGATGTATTTCACGGCGCCGGCGAACGTCTTGTGCCGCGTACCGGTGAGCAGTGTTGCCGAGCGGCCCATCTTATGGATCGCATGCGCCGCCAGTTTGCCGCAGTCGCGGACGCCGGGGACGACAGGCTTGAACGCGAACCGGTCCATGCAGGCTTGTGTCGCGGCCTGTCGCTTCAGCATTGGATGCATCAGAATTGGTTCCCGATGATCGGCGAGAAGACCTTGAGCAGGCGCTTGAACAGGCCCGGGTTCTCCGGACGCGAGCGCCATTCCTTCTTGCGAGAGACCCCGTCGACGAACTGCAGCCCCAGATCGTCGGTCCAGATGGTGCGTTGGAAGGCGTCGTTGAGGCGCCAGTCTGCATTCGGCTCGAGCTGACGTTCGGCCTGCGTCCCGCACTCCAGCGTCAGCAGCCAGCTATCGCCGACCTGAAACCGGGCCTTGTCGATCTCGCCGTCAAACTTGAGTTCCGGCTGGCCGATCAGGGTGCCTGCGTCGGGATCGATTGCGCCTTCCCACCACTGGACGCGAACGCCCTGCGTGGTCGGGGATGCGAGGGCGGCAGTGGCGACATCGGACGCCGGGAGGATGCTGAGGTCGAGCCGCGTCGTCTGCGCTTCGGCTCCGTCCTTGATCGCGCCGATGCTGTTCAGCGTGCCGTAGACAGGATGCCGACCGATGTAGAGTTCGGCCCCGTTTCCTTCACCTGCATCAAACGGGACGAACCCGCCGTCGGTCAGGCAGATCGCGCCGCCCGGCATGTCGAGACGGACAAGGGTCGCCTTGATGAAGGACGGCTGCTGGAGCGCAGCGACATGGGTGGCGTCCATTATTCGCGCTCACGGATCGTGAACTTGAGCCCGACCAGACGCTCAATGCCGACCGACCATTCGCCCAGATCGCGCACGAAGCCCTCGATCATGGGCTGAGCGATCTCGACCACGGCGTTATCAGCCGGCGGGCGGCGCAGGAGGGTGCGGAGCAGGATCGTAGCCGAACCGCCCGTAGCGGTCACATCGGCCCGCGCGCGATAGAGGAACCGCTGGCCGCCAGTGACGATCGACAGGAACTGGCCCTTGCGGATGACATAGCCGGGCGTCAGGCCGTCAACGACAATCGCCGATCCGATCTGACCAGCTCCGTTCACCAGAGGCGTGCCCGGCGTGCCGGTGTCGAAACCGGGTTGAAAAACCCGCATCACTGCCGTGTCGCCTTCGGCCATGAGATCGTCCCAGGCCATCGAGGTCGAGTACGTCATCACCGGCATGGAATAGGTCAGGGCGTACTTGCTGCCCTTGCGGCGGATCTCCTGCTCATCGCCACCCGTGGCTGGAACGAGAGTGTTCTTGGTGGAGATCAGCGCCACGCCCATGTTGTTGGGTGCGGGCTCCGTCGGAAGGATCAGGCTCACGGGCGAGACCGGTTGTATCGGCTGGACTTCGCCATGTCCGACGGCACGGCCTTCCGAGCGGCCCCAAAGGCTGCGCCGCCTGTCGTGCTGGCCATGCCCTGCATCTGCTGGAGAAGGTCAGATGTCATCACAGCCCCCCTCAAGTCGAAGTGCATAGGCGCGGATTGCCTGCTCATCGCGCCCCCGGACATGGCGCCGAGGTTCGGCATGATCGTGCCGGGGACCGACGGGACGAAGATTTCGGCCCGGTTCTCGCCGACGATGTAGGGTGAGCCTGCAGAGACGGGTCCACCGGCAGCACGCCGTCCGAAGCTGTTGAGGAACGTCTTTACAAGGCTTGGAACCGCACTTGCCGTGTCCTTCACTGCGTTACCGCCGCCGAACAGAACCTGTTCCAGCGGCTCGGTGATGCCGCGGCGAACCGAGATGGCCAGAAGGTCGGCGAGGATGCCCTTGGCCACGTTCGAGAACACGTCGCCCAAGCTCTTGCTGTTCATGATCGCGTCGACGATGCCGCTGTTCAGGGCATCGAGGCCGTTTGCGGCGATCGCTTGATAGGCCTCGTCAACCTCGCCAATCGATTTCAGCGAGGCGTCGCGCCATTGGTCCATCGGGGACATGTTGTTGCGGTTCGTGGCGTCCCGCTGGCCCTTGAAGACCTGATCCTGAGAAGCGACGGCACGCGCTTGTCCATCAGCGTCGAGTTTGAGGTAGGTCGGATCCTTGAGCAGATCTTCGCGGGCGCGCTGCTGAGCGATAGCAAGTAGGTGACGTTCGATCTGGCGGCGTTCGCCTGCAGTCCGCGCGGCGCTGGCCTGCAGCGTTAACAGATCGGAAGTGAGGTCCGACAGAAGCCGTTCCTTCGCCAGCCGCTCGTCGCTGAGGTCACGGGCCAGCACATCGGCGGCGACCCGGTCCTCAAGATTTGCGGTCTGGCGATTGATCAGCGTGAGCTGGTCGAGCTCGCCCTGGGTGATGTCCTTGCGGGCCTTGCGGCTCTCCAGCTGCGTCTTTTCAGCTTCGCGCTCGGCCTCCGTCTGAGCCTTGGCTGTGTCATAGCGCTGCTGAACCGTCTGCAGCTCGTTGTCGACGATGCCCAGCATCTCGGCGCGGGCGCGGTTGATCTCGGTCTCGACCCGTTCGGCACGGCGAGCTTCCTGTTCGGCCTTGCGTTGGGCCGAATTGTCGGTGCGGCCGCGGGGCTGAACGGGGGTGAGACTGGTCCGTCCGCTGAAGGTGGGGACCCGCGGGTCACGGGGCGCTTCCGCTATCGCAGCGAGCGCCGCTTGATCGATCGGGCCAGGTACAGCGAGGTCGCCACCACTGCGAATGATCTGGGCGGCACCGGTTGTGCGACCTGAGAAAACCGAGCCAACGGCACTCCGCAGCGCTTGGAATGAATTGCCCGAGGCCACGTTTTTAGTAAAGTCGGCACCGTACATTGCGTCGTTGCGGGCGCGGACATCCTTGAACCGATCGATGAAAGTGTTCAGGCCCCGGATCGCATCAGCGATGTGTCCGGTGAACGCCAGAACCTCATCGGACAGGCCGATGAATGCCTCGGCCATTTGGATGCCGATAACCTGAGACAAGTCCTCCAATTGATCCTGAGCGGCGGCCCCCTTCTGAATGAGGGCGTCATCCATGACAAAGCCGAGGGCGCGGGCTTCATCCCGCAGCTTTGCGATCTCGTCTGAGCCTTCGCGAGCCGCTGTCGCCAAGGAGCCGAGGCCCAGCTTCTCGGTGATTGCAGCGCGGTCCGCCGCGCTCGACAACTCGCCTATCCGGTCAAGAACAGCGTCAAGTAGCCCCTCGGTGTCCTTGAATTTCTTCAGGTCGTCAGGTTTGAAGCCGAGGGCGCGGAACGCGTCGGCGCTCTCTTTCGAGAGCCCAGCCATGGCCTGAGCCGCCTTGTTCGAAAAGGCTTCTAGGTCGCTGCTAACCGCTGCCGCGTCCTGTCCGGTCTTCCGCGCAACGTACTGATATTCTTGCAGGGCCTCGGTGCCGATACCGATGCGCTTTGCACCGTCGGCAATGGTCTCGGCCATTTGCAGCGATGCGCCGCCGAACTTGATCGCTAAAGCGATGCCCGTGCCAATGATGGCGCTGACGGCTGCAACTGCGAACCCGATTTTGCCCAAAAGGCCGCCGATGCGCCCGGTAGAACCTCCGACCTCGCGCTCTGCATCTGCCGTGAAGCCCGCGACATCGCGCTTCGCCTGCTCGAGATCCTTTTTCATCTGAGCGCGGTCAGCGCGCACCTGAAACTCAGCGGAGCCGACAACTGCCATGATGGCCCCCATAGAAAAAGGCGGCCCCGAAGAACCGCCTCATCAATCCGTTTGGTCGTTTTCGCGGACGCCCGTCAGGGTTTCCTCGTTCCAGTGCACCAGATTACCACGCCAACAATCAGCAGCGTCGCCGAGATGATCATGCCCTGGGTCTGGATCAGCATCATCGGCACGGCCCCGCCGGACAAAGCCGCCGCGCCTTCCCCGCCATACCCAATCAGGAAAACGGCGAAGCCCAACAGCCCGAGGCCGACCAGCACCGCGCCAAAGATGTTCAGCATTGTTCGCATTTTCGACTCCCGTTGATCCAACGCTAGTCGTCCTGCTCGACGTCCTCAAGGTCTAGCCCCCAGGTGAGCGCCATGCGGGCGAGTTCAGCTTCGGCGGTGGCCTGCTGTATCGCTGGGCTGTCCTGCTCGCCGGTAAACTCGGCGAGATAGTGTTGTGGCCCCTGCAGTTGGCTCTCTCGGGCGAACCGTTCGGCGAACCAGCCGGTGAACAGGGCCGCCTCGAACCGCGCAAGAGCCCGTTCCTTGATCTCCATCGCCACGTTGTAGGGTGTAGAGGCCCAGAAGGTCGCCGCCGGTACGCCTGCCTTCAGCGCGCTCCGAAGAGCCGCTTCAACAGGGTCGGCCGGCGCATCTGAGGGTTTGCCGGGCCTTCCGTGGCTGGCCTCCCGGCAGGACCGTGAAACGCCAGTTCCCATGCGGCCCAGATGGAACGGGTGCAGGGGCCCAACGGATAGACCGTCGCTTCCGACTCCATGACCTCCTCAGAGGTCACGGCGCCGTTGGTGAATAAGCCGATCAGATCGGCGAGCGCTTGGTTCGCCCCGGCCTTGCCCTTTTGCAGCACCTCCAGCTTCTCGATGACCCAGCCATGGCCGAGCATATCAAGTCGCTGATAGGTGACGCTGAGCGGCAGTGACCGCCCGTCTGGAAGGTCGAGGCGGACGACGCCTTGGCGGGCGTCATTCATCTTAGGCGGCGTACGCGCCGCGGACCGCCGCGACGAGAGGCGTCAGCGAGACCGAATAGGTGACCTTGCCGGCGACGGGCGCCGAGAGGCTGAGCGTGGGAACGGCAGAGAACGTGATCTGCTTGGTGCCCATCTTGATCCGGAAAAGCTTCGACGTGTTCGCGGCCTCAGCGGTGAACAGCGCCTCTTGCCCGACGTCACCGGGTTCGTACTGCAGATCGAACGTGAATGGCGAGTTGCCGCGCGGGCCCGGGATGGTTTCGGTCGTGCCGGCGGCGGTGTCGAAGTCGGTTGCGTCGATGTCGTTTGCGGGACGACCGCCGCCCGCAATGTTCGTGACGCCAGAGACGTTCGTGTAAGTGGGGCCGCCGGTCGTCGACGTGTCGATCTCGGCCTTCATCAGGCCTTGGGCAAGTACAGCCATGGTTCAGTTCTCCGGTTCGATGGGGTTCAGGTCTTGGAGGCAGGCGAGGCGGTGACGGGCTTGACCCGCTCGGCGAGGCCTTCCCGCTCGAGGTGGTTGGCGGCGTCTGCAGACGGTGCGCTGAACGGGGACGCCGCAGCTTGGGAGCCGGACGGGTTCTGCTCGGTGGCGAGGACACGATCGGAGAAACCGACCAAGGCGTTCATCGGGATCATGCTCAGGTTTCCTGAATGGTCAGACGCAGCGAGACGCGGCGTCCTAAGAGGGATGGATCAGAGGCAGGGGAGGCGACGGGACCGGAGGCGGTGCAGATCGTGACCGTGCCGCCGTCGACGTAGAGGTCTTCCGGTTTCAGGTGGAACAGGTCGCGGACGTGTTCGGCCACAGCATCGAGGCGGGCGTTGGAGCCGGTGTGCTTCATGTAGAGCCTGAGGTCCCGCTCAACGGTCCAAGCCTGTTCCGAGAAGGTCGGGTCGGCCTCGTTGCGGGTCGGGGCCGCGATGATGATGACCAGATCGCTGCCGAATACGAAGCCGTCGGGCGCGTTGTCGTCGAAGATAGCGGGCAGGCCGTCGAAGGTGTCCAGTTCGGAAGCGGTCAGAGCGTCGGACTGCAACCGATTGAAAACCGTAAGCGCGCTGTTCATCGCAGTGCACCTTCGCTGAACGCCCTCGCCAGATCGTCAGAGTGTTCCGAGACCAGCAAACCGAAGAACGGACGGGCTGCGATGCGCTCGGTGCCCTTCTCCAGAGCCTCGGCGTAGGCGGCGTCGGCGGTGATCTGCCCGACCGTCTCGTCGCCCTCTTCGCGCAGAGTGGGGTCAGCGTTGGTCTGGGCCCGCAGGTTGCCAATGTCAGGCGCTGGCGGCTGGCCGGGAGCAGAGGCCCGGTGCAGTCCGTACTGCCGACCGGTGCCGGGGCGGTTGAGGATGTCTTCTTTCAACAGGCGCTCCGCCTTGCCGAGGACTGCTCGAACACCACCCTCGACAGCGCGTGAGGACAGGTCGTCAACGGCGTTCATGTCCAGCGTGACCTTCGCCATCAGTGGGCCTGCAGCTTGTAGAGCGCGGAGGCGGGATCACCCGTCACCGCGACGATGTCGAACGTCTGGAGCGCTCCGCCGGCCGCAGGATCGGGAGCGCGGACCTGATGCCCCTTGGCCGGGATGACGCCAGCGAGAAGGCTCGCCCCGAGGACCAGCACCAGCCGGTCGGTGGCGGGAATGCCGAGAGCGAGGCGGCGGTAGTCGGAATAGCTGGTCAGCAGCACCTTGCAGGGATGCGGGGTCGCCTGTCCCGCGGTGAAGCCGCCCTGACCGTCCGAGTTGCGGACGCCCGGCACGAACAGGGTGCCGTTTTCGAAGTCGTCGCCGAAGTCCCGGAGTGCGTCAGCAGCGACGCCGGTCAGAATGCTCATGGGTCACCTCAGGCGGCGCGGCGGGTGATCGATATGCTTTCGTCGCAGCGACAGGCGACGATCTCTTCCACGGGTGCGCCGAAACTGGTGTCGCCGGGGAAGAGCATCATGGCGCCGCTCGGGCTGACAAACGGCCGGTCGAGGCCGCGAACCGTCTGGCCGCCCATCGCAGCGTGGGTGTCGCGGGTGCGCTGGTCGGCGGTGTCGTGCCAGCCCCGTGTGATGTCTTGAGCTTGGACCCGGCCGTCGTCGACGAGTTGCTGATAGGCCTCGCGCTTTGCTGCCCGGATGGCGGGTAGGCCTTCCGTGCGGGCAATGACCTCGCCCCGGAGCTTCAGCAGGCCGTTGGCGTACTGTGTGGCCATGTAGCGGGCCGTTGCGGGCTTGATGCGCTTACCGTCCCTGAGGGCGGTGCGCACGGCGCTGTCGAGGCTGCGGTTGCGACGCTTGCGGGTGAGGTAGTTGTTCAGTCCGGCCGGGTCGACAGATGCCAGCTCAGCCCTCGCTGTGGCCACGGCGGCGCGCTGGGGGTTGGACAGGCCGATGAGCCCTTCACGCTTCTGGGTGACCCGGTTGATGCGCCCGACGAGATCGAGAGCCACTGACTTCGGATGCGCGCCCCGCGCCATGCCGTCGGCGATGAAGTCGCGAGCAGCCTGACGTTCGGTGTCGAGGAGGCCGGTGATGAAGCGTCCAGCGCGAGCGCGGATGATCTCGGCGGCGCGCTGGTTGCCAGGGTCGAACCGGAAGCCGATCGATATGCTGGCCGGCATGGATGCGACCGCGCCCTGACCGCCTGCGACGAAGGCCTCGTTGAGCTTGGCCTCGAATGGGTGGAACGCGGCCCGGTCGATGTGGAGCGCGTCTATCGCACCCTGAAGATCGCCTCTGGCGATGGCCGCGATGAGCCGTTGGATTTCAACGCCGTCTGTCAGGTCACGTATGGATGACATGAAGGCATCCGCGACCTCTTGGCCGAACTTCGCCGCCAACTCCCGGAAGAGCCGTCGTTGAACAGGGCGTTTGGCCATCGGGTTTAGGGCTTCAGAGCCCGGGAGTGACGGGCGGCCTCGGCCATCAGGTCAAAGTAGGATTCGCACTGAGCGATGCCGATTTCGCGGATCTTGGCCTGCTCAGCATGGGAGGCGTCGTCGATAATCGCCTTCTGGAGCAGATCGGCCGAACTGATGATGTCCTGCAGGGTCTCGGTCGCCATAGCCATCGGCATCTGGTGAGCGGTCGCGCGCGGGTCCTCGGGATCGATGTAGTTCGTCACGGGCGGGACGATGACACAGGTGTGCATGTCAGACCACAAAGATTGCGGGAAGGGAGACGGCGAAGAACGGGGCAAGCAAGCCTTCGACGACCTGCAGGCGGATGGTGCTGTCTTTCAGCGCGTCGCCAGAGCCCTCGAAGAACTCGGTCTCGATGACGTCGATCTTCTTTCGCTTCACCGACTTGGAGCCTGATGCTGCGATGGACAGCGAACCCGGCGACACCGCTTCCTGATACCCCGCCGCATAGCTGGCGTTGATCACGGCGACAGGGATCATGTCGGAGGGGATGGCCTGGCCGTATGCCTCAGCACCGACACGGGGCCATGAGTCCTCTTGCGCAAACCCGTCGGTCGGGACACCGGAGAAATCAGGACCGTACAGCCCGTTGATGTAGGCGCTACCCCGCTGACGCAGGACGGCCGGAGCCGGTGCGCCAGCGGGCAGCGTTAGGCCATTGGCGACGAGATAGGCCGTGAAGCCAGCGTCGGCGCCGAAGGCCATCTTAGGCGGCCCGCTTGTCGGCGAGCAGTTCGGCCTTCTTGGCCGCGTCAGCCTTGTCGTAGGCGGCCTTCTCGGCTTCGCTGAAGGTCGCGATGACCTCGGCGTCCGAGAGTTCAGGCGCCGCTTCCGCCTCGCCCGCCTTGGGAGGCGAGAACCAGCCGGTGCCTTTGGCCGACGCCGCCTCTTCCTTGGTGATCTCGACGTCCACGGACTTGCCGGGTTCGACGAAGACCACCAGGCCGTCGGCGGTGTTCAGGCCCTTGGGCCCTTGGGTGTAGTTGGTGAACTTGGCCATCGACTAGATCCCGTCCAGATACGAAGCGCCCTTCGGCAGGCGGATTTCGACGCCACCGACGTTCATGATCCCGGCGACTTCCCATGTCATCGACGACTTCTGGAAGGCCGGCAGGAACTCGTGAGGGCCTGGCAGGTGGAGTTGCACGACGTCCTTGGAGTTGTTGTAGGCCATCATGCGGGCCGTGCCGCCGGCGCCAGCCGCAGCCAACTCGCGGGTGCCGATGATTTCCAGCGGCTGGCCGGTCTGGGCGGTGTAGGCGTTGTTCTCGCGCACGAACTTGAGGATCGTGTCGGTCGTGTCGCCGATGCGCGTGCGGGCCAGATACTGCAAACGCGAGGTCGGCAGCAGAACCCGGTTGGCGATCTCGGTTTCGCCGGAAGCGTTGTAGACGCCCTCGACGACCAGGTTGAAGTCCCGGTTGATCTGGTCCGGGGTCTTCGTCGACCATGCAGTGGCCGAGCCGGTGCCGTCCGCAGCCGCAGTGGCCACGGGGACGTTGGGATCGTTGATCAGGCCGGTCCAGCCCTTCTCGGCATGGCCAGAGATGGCGATGCCGTAGATGAAGCGCTCAGCGATGCGGCTTGCGGCCGAGGCCTTCGACGCACTGAGATTCTGGCCGAGGCGAGCGGCGCGTTGCAGTTCCCCGAGCGACCACTCGTAGCCGATACCGGCCAGTTGGTTCTGGCGAAGGTACTGCGACTGAGCGATGTCGGCGAAGGGCATATCGAAGCCCTTGGACGACAGGAACTCGGCCTTACCGCCGATGTCTCCGGAGAAGAAGACCGACCCGATGTCCCACATGTCGCCGTCGGTATCGACGTGCATCAGGCGGGAGTAATCGAAGCTCGGATACTTGATCTGATAGACTTCGGTCTCGATCCGCAGTTGCTGCGGGTTGATGAAGCCGAGCGCCTGTTGGGCGTCGGTGAAGTTGATGTCTGGCATGGTCTGACGCTCCTTTAGCGCTTGGCCACGCGGGCGAGGCCCGTCGCAGCGAGGGTGTCGTCGAAGACCCAGCCGGTGGCGGCGATATGGGTCGCGTCAGCAGCGGTCTGGCCGATACCGTCAGCCGCACCGCCGGCCTTGCCGACCGTGACAGCGGCACCGTCGGCGACAGCGCCGCCAGCGGTCACCCACATCACGCCGCCGGTCAGAATGGCGACGTTTTCGTAGCGGGGGTAAATGTCGGCCGCGACGCCGCCAACCAGAGGCTGGATGCCGTGGTCAGCGATGGCGAAGCCGAGAAAGGTCGCAGCCGTGCCGATGACGCCGGTGCAGCCGTGATCGCCGACGCCGCGATAGACCGGCGCTCCGAAAGCGATACCGGCAGCGTCTTCGCAGGTGCGTGAGATGCGGTTCGAGGTTTCGCCGTTAGCGACCTGACCGGGGAATCCCTTGGCGTAGTCGGTGCCGTAGGTGGATTGAACAACTGGCATGTCTGGCGCTCCTTACGCTGCAGCTTCGAGGTGGCTGTCGGCGAAGCGCGACAGACGAGCGGCCTTGGCGTCGGTGTGAGCCTTGACCAGATCAGCGGGCGGCGCCGCGTCGGTGATGGCCGAACGGAGCGGATCCGCAACCTTCAGATCGGCCGTCTTCAGGTCGAAGGCGGCGTCCACGTAGGCGTCGGACTTGTCCTTGACGCTGTCGCCGAGGACCGCGCGTTTGATGTCCGCATTGGACTTGCCAGCGGCATCGAACGTGGAGACCAGGGCTTTCGCCTTGGACACGACCGTGGCGCGGTCGGCGACCAAAACGTCCAGAGCGGCAGCATCCAGCACCTTTGCGGTCAGGGTGGCGATCTCGGCGTCCTTGGCTGCCAGTTCGGCATCCTTGGCGGCGAGGGCGGCGTCGTTTGTGGTCTTGGCGGTCTGAAGCACGGTGGCGGCGTCAGCCAGCTTCCCGCGCAACAGGTTGATCGCGGCTTCACCCGCGTCCGTGGTCTCGACCGGGAGGCCGTCCACGGTGATGGTCTTGAGCGTCATGTGACGGTCTCCATGGTTGAGGGGCTGATTGACCGCATCAGGCTTGCCCCGATCGCCGATGCGGGTTTCGTCACCGACGCGGGTATTCCCGGCGCGTGGGTTGTTGTCGGGCAGGTAAGCGACGTGGTTGAAGCGGAGCTTCCCGGCCTGCTTGAACTGGTAGGGGGTGCCGTCAGCGGCGGTCCCGACGCTGGGGATAACGTCGACGGTGTAGCCAGCGGAGAGGGATCGAGCGCCGCCCGAGACTTCCTGAACAGCCTCGACGTCCATGATCGCCATCGAGGCCACGACGTGTTCGCCATCGCGCTTCACGATGCCGCCCATCTGGCCCTTGGCGAGTGACTTCCAGTTGTCGGCGGTGACGCCGCCGTCAGGGTGGCCACGGGTGACGGGGCGACCGGCGAGAGACATCATGCTCGCGGTGTCGAACACCACGTCAGGATCGCGGAAGACGCCAAAGCTCTGGTCGGCTTGATCCCCGGTGAGGCCAAGTTCGCGGCCAAGGTATTGCTGGACGTTTCCGGCGCGGCTGACGCGGGCCTCGCCAACGAGGAAGCCGTCACGCGTGAGTGCGAGGCCGGACGCGTCGAGCGTCAGGCTGTCTTGGATGATCATCGCGATCTCCGCTTAGGCTTCGTCGGGTTCGAGGGTCGGATCGCCTAGGGCAGCGGCTTCTTCGACAGGGTCTTCGTCCTGCTCGCTCAGGCGCCCGTACTCTTCCATTGCGGCCTCAAGGCCGGGCAGGTGGCCGTCT